CGGAGATGTGTATAAGAGACAGGATATAAACAGAGGGAAAAGAATTAGTTGGTTTTCTCAAAATAATTTTGAAATCCCTATTAGAAAAACGGTAACACATGCTAAGGTATCTATTAATCTTGCTAAACAAGTCGTTCAGCTATTAAAGAAAAACGATATGTCAGCAGATGAAATTGGGAATCTGTTAGGGCTTCCAGGATATACCGTTGGATCTATTAATAGAGGAAAACATAAAATTTGCAAGGAATTAAACGAGTCCTTCCCTATTAGAAAAAAAGAATATAGAAATCCAAGCAATAAAATATTCTCTCAATATCAATTAAATCAAATATTAGATTCATTGTTTTTTACTAACCTCTCTATGGAAGAAATCTCTCAAAGATTTAATGTATCAAAGTCAACAATAACTGCAATTAACACTGGTCGTAATTATAGAAAACAGAATTCTTGCTATAAGTTTCCATTAAGACAAAATAAAGAACATAACATTCCAATTTTTAGTAGCGTGAATGAATAGTCTACTCCCCTAATAAATATCGGGAAACCGAGGGTACTTTGGCAGTTAGGTCTTGCGGAAACTCTTCAACTTCTAGTTGATTGTGATCATACACAAGAAAAAGGCATGAAACTTGCAAAAAGAATTGAGCAACTTTTCAATACAAGATGTAAAGAATTCAAAGAACAATATAAGCTAAACTTTGGTGTTTACTATACTCCTGCAGAAAACCTGTGTTATAAAGCTATGAAAGCTTTTAAGGCTAAATATGGTATTATTCCTAACGTATCAGAAAATGACTATTTTACTAATAGCATTCATGTTCCTGTTTGGATAAATATTTCACCTTTTGAAAAAATTGATATTGAGTCTCAGCTTACAGGATATAGTAATGCTGGATGCATTACTTATGTTGAATTAGACTCTACTACTAAACATAATATAGAAGCATTAGAAGAGCTTGTAAATTATGCGATGGATAAAGACATTCCATATTTCGCGGTTAATGTTCCTAATGATACTTGTTTAGATTGTGGATTTTGTGATGAATTTGATAACACTTGCCCTATTTGTGGAAGTAACAATATTCAACAACTTCGCAGAGTTACAGGATACCTTACAGGGAACTATACAACAGCTTTCAATCTAGGAAAACAGCAAGAGACAAATATGCGAAGCAAATCAAGTAAGGTTGAATTGGTATGAGATACGCCTCAATAGATAAAATCGAATGTCGCAATGGCTTGGGCTGGGGTGCAACACTCTATGCCCAGGGTTGCCATTTCCATTGCCATAATTGTTTCAATCCTGAAACCTGGGACTTTAATGGCGGGAAAGAATATACAGAAGAAACAAAAGAAACTATTTTAAAGCTGCTTGAACCAAAATATATTAAACATTTTACAATTCAAGGTGGCGAACCATTAGAAGAACGTAACTGGCTGGATTTAGCAGATTTGCTGGTTAGCATAAAAATAGAACAACCAAATATAAAAATTTGGTTGTATACAGGATTTACATATGAAAGTCTAGAACCTCTAATGCGCCCAAATGTTCCTGGCTCAGATAAAAATTCGCTTTCTATTATCTTGAAAAATGTTGATGTTTTAGTTGATGGCCAATTCCAAGAGGATAAAAAGGATTTAACATACCCCTTTGCTGGTTCGACAAATCAACGAGTGATCGACATGAAAAGAACTAACGATTGCGGTAAAATAGTTCTATTTAACGAAGAATAAAAAAAATGCGGGAGAACCTTGATTGGTTCTCCCTTTTTTTTATTTGACAAAATAAAATTAAAATGATATAATATAATAGTAATAAGAAATAGAAAGGTATTATATGACCGCGAAGAAAAAGATTATACTCGATGATGCTCCTAAAATGGAGTTGAATAATTATGACATGCACAAACAACTATACGCTCAAATGAAGCCTCTATCAGATGAAGATCTGAATAAAAAGTTAGTTAGCATTGGTGGATGGTTTTCTACTTTTGCTAAAGATAAGTATTTCATACTTATGTGCAAAGAAATCTCTTATTATACAGTATTTCGATTCAATGAGCCTAATTACTCCAAAGGCGTAGAGGAATTAAAGAAAACTCTTCAATTTCGAGGGCAGATTGTTGATATTGTATATGTTCATGCGGAAAATGCTTATGAATGTTGGGTTAAAAATTCTTTAGGTGAAATGGAAATGTATTACTTGTTTAATTATGATTGGGGGGTTGTAGAAATTGGCTAAGTTAGTTATTGTAGCTTTCCCGCACGATGCGGCAAAAATGTTATTTATTGAAGATAATAAGCCTTTAGAAGAAAATGAAGAAAATAAATCATACATGTGTTGGGGGCCTGAAATTGCAGTAACAGCAAAAGAGGCTATTACTGAATATGAAAAGACCAGTGGAGATAAGGTAGAAGAAATTTTATTCGTAGGTCCGCAAGATTACATTGCTCCACTCATGATTCAGACAGAACAGGAAACTACCATTAAGACAAGGATTGCGTAATGATTAATTGGCTTACTAAATCAACAAATGAATATCGTGTAGAAACAATGGAAGAAGTAGAGTCTTTTCATAAGAATGCTCAAAAGGAAGCAGAAGAGGGTGGTTATACTCTCACTAATTTCTCTTGGACTAAAAAGGAAGTTAAAAAGGGTGGAGAGATTCTTGACGAATATTTTATCTGTAAAGTTTCATTCGTATTTAATGATCCAAAAGAACCTGATAATCCCTATTCAAATGTTTCTTATGATAAGTCAGAGGTATTAACAGATATTATTGAAGAGCGAGAAGATGGAGAGGGTTGGTAATATTGGCAGAAACTATTAAGATTAAATATCTTCCTGGAGCAGCTCGAATGGAAAAAGTTGAAAAAGGAGATTGGATTGATTGTTTTGATTATGAAGATGTAACTCTTCATGAAGGAGAGCGTGCTTATATTAATCTTGGTTTTTCTTGTCAGTTACCAGAAGGATATGAAGCTATTCTTGCTCCACGATCTTCTACTTTTAAGCGATGGGGGCTGCTTCAAACCAATTCAATTGGGATAATCGACTCCACATTTTGCAGCAATGATGATATTTGGATGATGCCAGTTTTTGCTACACGAGATATTACTATTCCAAAAGGAACTCGTTTGTGCCAATTCCGCATCCAAAAGATTCAACCTGATATTGAATTTGAAGAGGTTGAAGATCTAGGAAATGAGAAACGTGGTGGTTTAGGTTCAACAGGAGCTTAATATGATTTATCTTAGTTTGGACCAGGCCGCACGAGTAACAGGATGGGCTGTTTTTGATGATAAGACAGTTAAAGAATATGGCACTTTTTCTATCAAAAGCAGCCTTCCAATGGAGCAAAGATTAGCTCAATTTTGGCAAGAGTTAAACGAATTGAAAAATAAGTTTGAGCCAAATTATATTTTCTTTGAAGATATTCAAAATCAACATAACAATGAAACTTATAAAAAGCTCGCATACATACAAGCTGCAATTATTCTTTGGTGTTATTTTAATGATATTAAATTTTCTGTTCTAGCTCCTTCCCATTGGCGAAAGATTATAAAAGAAAAGTGCGGAGCATCCTTTGGCAAAAAGAGAGAAGAACAAAAAGAAGCTGCTATCCAATTTGTGAAAGATAAGTTAAATATCGAAGTAACATCTGATGAAGCTGATGCTATTACTCTTGGATACGCAGGAATTATTGAAAAAGAACAAAATAAAAGTGCCTTTTAAAGAGAAAGAAATTATGTTATGAACTTATCATTATCGTATGAAAAAACTTTTTCATTTACAAATATTTTAGAACAAATTGATGTTACTTTTTATTTAGAGTGCGTTGACGCTCCTGACCAGGAATCGTTAACAACTTTGATTAAAGCTGTTATTAAAGAAGAAGAACATGAAGATAAATGTTGCTATTATTGCTTAAGCCACAATCTTCCATATACCTTTGCTTCACTTGTGACTCAAATTCAGATCGAAAAAAATGAAAAAAAATATTACATTGAACAAGCAGAGTTAAACTCTTTTATCAAAGGTATTTTAGGAGATTATTTAGATGCTGACAACATTAATAAGCTCTCTTACAATATCCTAAAGAATTACTATAAACATCTTTTTGATTATATATTAGACATCAATTACATCTCAGATGAAAAAGATTTATTTGAATCTAATAAAAGTATGTTTACATTGAGTTTAAAGGATGCATTGGATCTGTAAAAGAGCATAAAAAAAAGAGGGTATCCAGTTAAGGATACCCTTTTATTTTTTTTTATTTAAGAAACGTAAGATTTTCCGTTCTCTTCTAAGCAAATCCAACCACTAGGAATTTTACCCCAAACATCATTGCCAACAACCTTAGTCTGAGATACAGTAACGCGAGTACCCTTTAAAAGTGCACCATTCGCATTAGCATGTTTCCTACCATCTGCTGTTAACTGACTCTTGGATTTCTTAGCATAGCCTGTACCAGCGCCAGTACGAACATTTAAAGCAGAAGCAGTAATGGTATAAGTTCTATTTGGATAAGAACCTACAGAGCTACTTGAGCTGCTACCACCAGAAGAGCTTCCAAGAGTAGCATAAGTATTACCCTGGTAATAGAGAGCAATCCAACCTGATGGGATCTTGCCCCAAACATCATTTCCTACTTTGCGAGTTTCAGATACTGTTACACGAGTACCGCGAGCAAGAGCGCCGTCTCTGTCAGAGTCATGCTTTTTACCATCTGCGGTAAGCTCAGAATGCTTCTTTACACGATAATTAGTACCTGGACCTGTGCGGACACAGAGTTCAGAAGCTGTAATAGTATAAGTTCCATTCTTAAAATTAGAAGAGCTAGAGCTGCCAGAGCTAGAAGTACCACCACTAGTTACTGTGCCAGAAGCTCCATCATAATTAGGACGACCAAAGCCTAAAATATACCAGCTAGAACCAACTTTCCCGTATGTGCGTGTGCGGCGCATAACAGCCCCACCATTGTCGTTAGAGGTAACAGAGGTGTTGCCTTCAATAGTTGTTACACTCGAAGTGCCATTGCGGCGTTCAACAATACCTACGTGGCAAGCACGAGAACCATTGCTGAAAAAGACAATATCGCCTGGGCGTGGTTTTTCTTCACGATCGAGCCACTGTCCTTTGTTCTTAAAATAATTTACATGACTTGGGCAATATGCGTACTTACCAACTACATTACCAGCACCAATCTGATCTGCACACCAAGATACAAACATATCGCACCAAGGATTATAATCTAAGCCATACCAAGCACCATACTTTGTGTGATTAGAGCCGCTTGGACTTTCAGTATAACCAATCTGAGAAGCGGCCTTATCTACCATTTGTTGAGCAGTTGCCACTATTCATCATCTCCTGTTTGCGCTACAGGCTCTTGAGAAGGAATCTCAGAATCTGTAGCTTCGTTACTTGGCATTTCTTTTACTAATTGTTCTTCATTTTCTTCAGCCATAATTAAATCCCCTTACTCTTCAGTGGGTTCTGTAACTTCAGCCTTATCAGTAAAGCCTTTCTCAATTAACTGTGCAAATAATTCATATAAACCAGTAGAGGCTAAACCAGACATTGCACCAGTTACCGCAATTTCAAGGCTGATACCCATGCAAGCCCAGACGTTCAAAACGATACCTAACACAGCTAAAATTAAAGGGATATAACGATTGATTGTCTCATTAGGAATGGCGTGTTTAATAACATAGCCAACGATAAGACAAGCAACTAAAATAATAGGGGAAATATATTCTACTACAAAACTAAAGTCCATTTATAAGCTACCTTCTTTCCTTACTGTAAATAATCTTCTTCAATAAGCTCTTGAGTCATGCGCTCAAGCTGATTAGAAGATACCTTTGCGGCATAAGATTCAAGCACTGCATAACCATCTTCGCCACGCTTAATTTTAGTTTGAGCCGCAAGTTTTAATACACGATACATGCTTTCAGAAACTTCCATTGTGAAAAATCCTTCCTATATCAAAATTTTAAAGACCAATAAAGAGGTCTGCTACAGTTACAGCAAGATCTGTAATATCCAGTTCTGCATTGTCAAGACGATCTGGGCCAGTAGATAAGAAGCTCTCTCGCTTTTCTTGTTGTTCTTTTTTCTCTTGATTTTCTGCTAACTCTTCTTCAGTATAAAGAATATAGCGTTGAATATCTTCATATTCGTCCCAAGCTTCTTTGCCCTCTTGACGTTCAGCATCTACAACTTGTTGAAGGTCAATACCTTTTACTTCTTTTGGCTCTTCTCCCTCTTGGTTAATATATCCAAATTTCCCCTGATCAGGTTTAATTTTTTTGATATGAGGATCGTCTTCGCCAGTTACATTATAAGAAGAACCATCTGTGAAGTAGAAAGTTTTTACAGCATAGTGCCAAACTTCATCTTTTGCTAAAATTTCTTCATGATGTTTTACAAAGATTTTATCACCTTGTAAGTAACCTTTGTCATAGTCAATCTGATCTTCAGAAATCTCTTGATCTTTTTCGTCTAAAATTCTCATATGTCTCCTTTTAACTCTTTATGAATTAGGGTCTTGGATAAAAACTTGAATATCTGGCATTTTACTGGATGCTAAAGTTCCTTGGATTTGAAGTTGAGAAATTACACATTCTCTTCCTTCTCCAGTAGATGAAAAATCCCAGATGCAAGCAGTTTCGCTACCTTCTTTTAGTCCTAAATCAGCTACAAGATTAGATTCATAGGTGGTTGTTTGAAGTCCGCTGTTTACAGAAAAAGAACTACTATGTTCAGAACTTCCTAAAGAATCTCCTTCAAATTCCTGATAAATTGAACAGCCAATAGGATTTGTCGTAGCACCATCCAAAATTTCTATCTTTAAAGCATTATTTGTATATGAATAAATATAATAATCTACTCTTAAAATTCCACCTGTTTTATTAAAAGAGATTGAAGAATCTAAAATAGCATAAGTATAATCTGCACTATAATGAAAAGGTAAAACTTGTTTCGTCCCATTAGTGGGAGTCCAAGAAATCTCTTTAATTCGATTATATCCAGAAACAGGTTCTATTACTTCAATATTATCAGGAAGTCTGACAAATAATCTTGCTAACGGTTCTACTTCAAAAGTTACCCAATCAGAATATTGGCTATCTAAGTTCTTAACTCTACATTGTGCCTGAATAGTTTCTCCATAATTCGATAATTGAATTTGTGTGTTCTCTTCTGTTGTAGGATCAAGATCTTCCCAAGTTCCGTTAGAATTAATTTTCCACTCATAAGAATCTACATAATTTATGCTTGCTCCATTTGTAACTGATAAATAAGCCGTATTATCAATTCTCTGTCCAGAACAAGTAGGACTTAGTGGAGTAGTATACAGATATTCAGAAGTTTTATAATCTGTCCATCCAGAGCTGTTATGCAAACGAACCCTAGCTCTATAACGACTATTATCTTCTAACTCTCCAAAAGAGTAAGATTTAGTGGTGCCATTAGAAATTGCTATTGCAGATTGCCATTCGTCATTTATTTCTAAGGCAATTTGTTGATCTGTAACGGGCTTGTTTGACGCGGTGGTAAAAGCCCAAGTAGCGGTTCCTGCTTCGTTTATTGAAATGCTAGTAGGAAGATTTGGAATCTGTTGAAGTTGTGGAACAGTATAGCTTGCGGAACAAGATGAACGATAAGTTCTTCCAGAACCTCCTGTATAGTAAGCATTACAGCTTAGACTTACACCTTGTCCTGAACTTTTCCAACCATCATCAATCCATCCTGAGTCACCATACCATCCAGCACCATATAAGCGAACTGTTCCTCCCCAAGATTTATGTGCAGTAACTCCATTAAAATTGCCAGTATCTACTCTAATAGAAAATTTATGTCTCAGCCTATACTGAGTAGCTGTTTGGTCCGAAATACCAATTTCAATATAGGCTCTAAATTTTGAACTTGCAGTGCCTGCGCTATTACCATAATTCCCACCTAAAGCCAAGCGAAGCACCTCCTAAAAATATTATTATCTTAAAAAATCTATAATATAATAAAAATGGGCAAAAATCTATAATAGAAAATTGCCCATTAAAAATTTGTTATATTTTAATCCATAGCTTGATATTACTATCTGTTGGTTCAGTAGATTGTATTGCTATTTCTTGCCCTCCACCACTAGAAGCAACTAAAGCTGCAACAGCTTTTGAAGTAGGAAGGTTTGTAGAAGTAGATCCTGTAGAAATAGAAGTATCTACCCCTTTTTCGCAAGCTGCCCCTAAAGTATAAGTTCCTTGAGTAATAGTGCCATTGTTTAGATAGACTGGTCTAGTAGCAGAGCCTACTGTACTAGAACTCGCGGTTGCGGTGCCATTGTTTAAGTATATAGGCTTAACACTAGAACCAACAGTTGAACTTCCTAGCTTTGTAGCGCTAGAAGCGTTGCCAGACAAAGAGCCATAGAAAGTCGTAGCATACACTGCCTTATACTTTAAAGAACTTGTCCCAAGAGAATAGGTATTGGTCGCTGTTGGAGCAATAGCTCTAGAATTAAGAGTTCCTGTTAAAGTCCCACCAGATAAAGGTAAGTAACTATGAGTATGATTAGTTGCAGCCTTTCCATTTAGCTGGGTCTGAATATTAGAAGTTACTCCATCTACGTAATTTAATTCAGTAGCGGTGGTAGTTACACCATCTAGTTTGTTAAGCTCGGCTGCGCTAGCAGTTACACCAAAACTCCCAAGAGAATAGGTGGTATTAGCATCAGTGACGCTTGTTGAACTACCGTCACTACCAGATAGCGTAATTGTAGAACCGCTCTTGGACAGTGTATATGTAGTATTAGTATTAGTATCGGTAGCAGAAATTGTAATATGCCCAGATACATCGTCATGGTTAACTTGAATATTGCTACCAGCTACAATATCGTCAGCGCCTACTTTATCATCAATAGCTTGCTCAAGCAATTGGTCTTGTTTTTGACGTGCAGATGCTTCTTCTCCAATAGTAGAAGTTAAAATACTCGTAGTAACATAATCACTTAAATCAACTTCTGCATCCGCAGCTACTTCTATGCGTTCAGTAGCACTTACGTCTACATAAAGCTTTTTTGTATCAGTAGTGACAATTAATTGACCCTCTTTGATAGCAAGGTCTTCTAATTTATCACTAGTTATTTTATAAGGTTTGAATAATGCCATTCGTATTTTCTCCCTCTAAGAAAAGGGAGAAGGCGGAAGTCTGTTTTAAAAACTTCCAAAACCTATCTCCCGCCTATTTTATTCAGTTAACTGTAGTTTTTGAAGAATATACTCTGAATTTATTTTTTCTAAGTCCCAATAAGGAATTCTAATCAATGGAACATTATTATTTTTGCAGTACTCATTTTTAATATTGTCTCGGTATTGCGTCTTTTCAAGATGCTCTTGAGTGTTCCACCCATGATTTTCTGACTTAAAATGCTGCTTGCCGTCATATTCAATACAACAATTGTAATCAGGAAGATAAAAATCAAATCTTGCTAATGTTTTTGAATCTGGAAAAATACAATCTTGAAAACTATATTCTTTGATATAATCAATTTTCAAGCTTTGCAATATATTTAATATTTTAAATTCTCCTTGAGATTTTAAACACCCGCAAGATTTTGTATTTCCTGAAACCAATCTATGCCTGGGCACATCAACTTCATTACCACAATCGCATATACAATGCCAGACAATAGAAGTTCCATTTACTTTATCGGTAGCGTATAAAGCTGTAAGTTTTCCAAATTTTTGTCCGATAAGCTCTAAACGCCACATTTCACTTTGCATGCAGCCACAGGATTTACTGTGTCCAGAAAGCAAATCTTTGGTTCTAACCTTAGTATTTTTCCCGCATTTACATCTACAAATCCAAATTGCTCCATTGTCGCTCTGTCTATCAATAACAGTTAAACAGTCGAATATTTTTCCAAGCAAATTAGGATGGTCTAAGCATCCACAGGACTTGGTATGCCCATCTTGTAAGTGGGAAGCACTAACCACAGTATATTCTCCACATTTACATTTACAAGCCCAAAGCGCTTGGCGACTTTTTTGTTTTCTTTACTAACTCTAAACAAAGCAGTTAGATAATTAAAAGTTTTCCCTGTTAAGTCTTTCGCGCGACCGATAGGAATTTCTTCAGGCAATTCTTCAAATTTCACATTACCCTCCTTTGTTATTTATAAAGCGTCTGCTATTATTTATAAAAAATTCAAGAAGGGTAATTATATTTTGTGCCCCAAGTTATCTAAATAGTACCCCAAGTGAGACTAGAGTAACAAGAGTCTGCTTTTGTACCTTGAGCTGCAGTAGCATAAGCATTTGCTTCTGTATAAGCAGCACTTCCAAGACCCTTTACAGCCACATCTACATTATCAACGGCGATTGTACCATTAGCAGTACCAGTGGCAATTACAGGCTTAGCAGGAAGCTGTTTGCGGGAAACAACAATCTTACCATCTGTCTGAGAGACAGCGCTAACATACTGATTATCAACTGCTGTGTCTTCTACATCCAAAGCAGCAACAGCAGCAGCCGCAGCACCAGCAGCTTCATAGTCTGCAGCATCTGTGTAAGCAGCAGATCCTAAACCGTGTACATTTACGTCAGCACCATTTACTGCGATTGTACCGTTAGCAGAACCTTCAGTTACAGAAGTAACAGGAAGTGCTACACGAGTAACAGCAATTTTGCCGTCAGTCTGGACTACCTGAGAAACGTACTGATTCTCAACAGCAGCATCAGCAGTATCGAGAGCGTTAATAGCATTGGTTACAAAAGTCTCAGTAGCATAACCGCTTAGGTCTACTTGAGAAGTACCGATTAGTTCAAATGCTCCATTGATAAGCATATACTCATTGTAATGAGAAGTTTCCTCACCTGGATCAGAAATAGAACCATCAGTAGGAACCATATAAATAGTGTTAGCGTTAGCGCTACCCACTGCAGGAAGTTCCTCAACAATCTCACGCTTTAGGTGCGGTGTAGCAGCAATTGCTTCAGCAATCTTAGAATCAGTTTCGCCCTTAGTATAAGCGTCAGAGATACCATAGCCCGCAAGAGTTGTAGCTTTATTAGCCTTACCATCAAGAGTGGTTTGTAAATTAGTTACATCTGCAATTACATGAGTGTGCTGGGCATTAGCTTTCTTAGCAACTTCTGTATCAGTATAAGCCTTAGCATCAGAGAGAGCCTTCTTGATAGAGCCTTCGCCCTCACCATTAATTGTTGTGATTTGTCCCTGAACAGTGTCCATCTCTCCTTCGAGAGTACCTACACGGCCTTCAAGAGTAGCAACGTCTAAGTCAGCTACCTGGGCTGTGACATAATCAACTACAGCCTTTGTAGTAGCTAGTTGGTCATGACTACCTGCGCCAGAGATTGTCTTTCCAGTAGCAGGAACTACGGTTTGATAACCAGTACCGTTCCAGTAAGAAACTTGACCAGTTGCAGTATTTACATAGAGAGTGTTTACTTCTCCACTTACAGGAAACTCTGTAACCGTTTTATAAATACCCCCGGATAGACAAATATCGCCCTTATATAATTGCTTCGCATCGGTAATTACATATAAGGTATCGGGGTCTTTAGGTTCAAGAGAAAGGAAGGAAGCTAACTCACCATACTTGAACTTTACTAATGCCATTTAGTAAATTCCTTTCTATTAGACAATTTTTCTAATAAATATTTTTCATCTAATTTTTCAAAATCTGTATATGGAATTCTAATTAGATTGAAGCCATTCTTCTCGGCCCATTCATTTTTATAATTATCTCTAAATTGTAACTCTTCTAAACTTCCAAGATTACTCCATCCAGAATTTGGCACTGCAAAGTGTTGCTTTCCATCATATTCAATTAGGACATTGTAATCTTGTAAATAGAAATCAAAACGTAAAAGGGTATTTGTTTTTGGATTGCGACAAGCATCAAAAGCTTTTTCAGTTTCAAATTTTATATCCAAAGCATTTAGAATCTCTATAATCTTTTGTTCACCATGACTTTGAATACATCCACAAGATTTGCTTCCACCAAAAGTAACATTGCTTTTTATTACTTTTTTGATTTGTCCACAATTCTCACATCTAAAATACCAATATGGCTGTCTACCATATTTATCTCTATCTTCGCAAGGTGCAATGGCTGTCCAATATCCAAATCGTTGCCCTGCAAAATCTTTCTGTTTAGTTTTTCTATTTAATTCTGAAGATTTGCACCCGCATGACCTAGAAACTTCAGACAATAAATCTTGAGAAGTAACTAATGTATGTTTTCCACAAGCACACTCGCATTCCCAAAGAATTTTATTGTTTCGTCGTTTATTCGACTGTCTAAGGACAGTCAAATAAGTAAATTGTTTACCAGTCAAATCAGCTGTTTGTTTTTCAGCTTGAGTTTTCCGTCCACAGTCTCGACATTTTTTAGTATTTCCAGATTTTACATTATATAAACAGGCTGTAAAATGCTTATTACAAAATGGGCAAATAAACTCTGCCTGTCTTCTTTTTGGAATATCGGGACGTTCCTTGACAAAAATAATGCCATAAGGACCAACCTTATCTCCTTCTTTATAGACTAGTTTTTCGCCCATTTTGTCTCCTAAAAAGTATTCCATTCAGTTTTATTAGCAATACATATATATTGAGAAGTCAAAGAATCCCACTTATAAGTTGCATCATCAGAGATATATAGAACATTATCTTTTCCTGTGGGTGGAAAATCTTTATATGCTCCAAAGAATAGAGGGTTGAGATTATCAGGAGTAATCTGTTTCCAACCCTCCTTATATCTCCAAAATATATCAGTTTCTTCTACATAGTAGAAACCCTCAACAGGAGCTAAGATAGATGTTCTATCTGACTCTTGGGACAAGACTGTAATATCAGTATATCCTAATCTTGTCCCATTAATATCTAAGTAAATGGTGTGTGTGTCAGTTACAAAGATAAGATTACCATCTGATATAGGCAACTGTGAGAGCTTTGATTGTAACGTATTATACGCTTTCACGATAGCCATATTCTTAGACTCCTTAATTAAAATTCTGTTATTGTAAGTCTCTCGTCTGTGTATGCTTTAGCTTGCGTGAGAGCTTCCGCAATTTCTTCAGCTACATCCGCACCGCCAGAGCCAACAGCAGTATCGACATAATCCTTTACAGTTTCAAATTCACCTAAATCACCAATCTTAGTGTCTAATTCAGTTGTGCTAACCTTAGTGTTTAAATTGGTTGTGATTGGACTTAATAGACCATCAACATCTGTCTTGGTATAGTAATCTTCAAGAGCAGTCGTTAGTTCTTCGTTTGTAACAACGTCTCCGAGTGCAGTAACCTTCTGGTCCGCATACTGTTTATACGCAGCTTCAATCTCGGTCTGAGTAGATGTAAAAGAATCTAAAATCGTTTTATTAGTATGCTCGTGAGCCTTAGCAATAGCATCAGAAACACTAGCAATTGTTACGCTAGAATCTTTAATTTTCTTACCAGTAATACCATCAAATACTACGATATTAGCATCTGTGGAAGCATCAGGACCAGTTACAGCGCCATCAACATTAGCCTGGACAACTAGGAAGTCAGAATCTTTCTGAGAGTCAGCGTAATCGGAGATAACAATGATTAGATCGCCAACTTCACAATCCTGTCCCGCATACGTACCAGCCTCTGCAACACGGAATGTCTGGCCCACTTTATAATCAGTAGCAGGTAATGGAGTAGAAGAATCAACAACACCAACTGTAAAATCATTTAGTCCAGAAACTAGACGATCAACATACTGCTTTGTAGCAGCTTCCATATTCCCAGACGGATCTGCAGGAAGTGTTACTGTGCCAGTAAAGACTGGGTTATTTACAGGAGCTTTTTCCGCAAGTGTAGTCTCAATATTATCTAACTGCTCTTGGAGAGATTCGCCCTCTTCATTAGTAACATCTTCAAAGACAACTACAAACTCAGAACCATTATAGATATAACCCTTAGAATCTGTAGTGTTGATATAGATTACGCCTTGCTCTTGTCCAGTAGAAGGAAGTTCTGTTACTACTTGAACATAGTTCTTGATAGCAGAAGCGTCAACGCCTACCTTGCTTAGAGTATAAGAACCAGCTTCACCATTGAGGATATAAGCATTATAAGCATCACCCTCTTTAACAGTGATTACTTGACCAGCATAAGCAATAGGATTTTTCGCATAAGATTGTGCATCACTAAGAGACTCGTATACAGAAGAAGCGTCAAGTGGGAGAGCGACACCACGGCTGTATACTTTAGCGGCAACTACAAGTTGGTTGCTAGGAATAGCCATTGTACTTTACCTCCCTTTCCTTAAATCTGTACCTGTAGAGTCATGCTTGCGGCGGCAGGGACAGCCATCTGATAAACAAGGACGCGATAATCTGCACCAGCAGCTCCATTCGCGCCCTGAACTGAAATAGTCTGTTCAGTAAAGTTCTCAGCAAGGTCAGTATTCTGTCCAACATAGAAGCATTTGGTAATCTTGCGAAGCGTAGCAGGATATGCAATTACAACATATTGCTGCCCAGCAGCTACGTTGATGTTGAAAGAAGTGCCGTTGGAAGGACCAAGCTGCTTGTTAGATAATCCACGAACCAGTTCAGAAGTTACAGTAGGAGCAGTTCCAACACCTGTGCCATAGAATAAGTTGCGTTTACCTGTGAAGCTTACTGCGGAGCTAGTCTTTGAGCCAGCCTTAATCTGTCCATCAGGAGAGGGTTGACCAAGATTGTCATTTTTAATCTGACCGTCTGCATATGTAGCCTTAGCAGTAAAAGATACTGTTTCTTCTCCAAGAGTGAAAGTCTGAGCTTCAGTAGTAATTGGAGAAGCAGCCTGAGATAGAATGCTAGAACCATTCTTTAGAATCTCAATAGTGGTTAAAGCACCAGCATCATTCTGAGTGAATATACCTTGAAGAGTTGTATTGATTTCAGTTCCTACTTCGTAACTTCCAGCGGATGTACCAGTGGATACACGGCATGTAACGCCTGGTTGAACGTATGTAGCAGGAACAGATTTCTGGGTAAGAAGCTTAATCAGCTCGTCCATCGTTGTGCCTTCTGGGATAGTGTCACCAGTCTTTAGGCCGCCAACAGTTCCGCCAGAACCTAACTGGACTTCCCATTCTTGCTTACTCTTGGAAGAACCAAGTGGCTTCTGAGTTTTAGTTTCATCAATATACACAATTTCATCAGTATCCGATGTAATTACAATGTCACTTTCGTTGATAGTGCCATCGTCAATTTTACCTTGGATACCTGAAGAAGCACCATGATAAAACTTGATGATTTTATCAGCCATTGTTCCCCTCTCTTTAATATAGATTTATAACGCGTTATAGATATATATATTTAGTATTCTGTCATTAGAATACCAGTTGCTGTGTCTTTTTGGGTAATCTGTTCTAAAGCATCCTGTGCCAATTCATAGGCTTCATTTGCTTTATCTGTGGCAGCAGAAATTTCATCTTTCATAGAAGCAAAATCTTCACGCCACCCCGCAAACTCTTTCTCCTGATCCTCCATTTGATGAACCATCTTCTGAGAAATATAGTTTAAATTAATAATTGCAGTTTGAAAAATGCTATAATCGTCACTAGTTACAAAATTCTCTCCAGAAGTGGGATCAGAAAGAACGTGTACAATAAAATTAGTAGACTGAACGATACTAACGTCATCTACTAACTTGATGCAACAAAGTACATCACCTTCTCGCAACATAGTTTGCGGCCAATGGATTTCCCAAATCATTGGGTCATCATTTACTTGTTTGAAAACATTCAAACCTTCAATTTTCGCCTGTTTATGCTTCCAGGACAGATATACTTTAGAATATTCTGTAAATTGTGCGGCAGCTTCTTGAGTAAAGATTACTCTAAAGGTGCGGCCATTGGCATCACCTGCCCCAGCAATGATAGGATCGTCAATATCTTGATCCATAGATTTCATATTGACAGTAAAAGCCTTTAATTCCGTGGGCATTTATTCTCCTTTCATTGCTCTCGTGCAGAATGAATTGCGCTTACTATATTTTGATTTTGTAAATTTAATTTAGGAAGTTCTCTTATCTCTTCCATTAAGTTGTCAATGTAGGAGTCTCCTCCCGCAGACTTATAATATAAATATCTTCTTTCTAGACTTTGAAGGTTTAAATCATCAATGGCTCCAACTTGATAAAAGAAATAGTGATGCTTATCTATAATATAACTTTTACTATTCTCTTGGAGCCTTTCTGTTGTTAAAACTACTTGTTTTTCTAGACAATCAACTCTTGTATCTAACTTTTCAGATTTCTCCATTAGTTGATCAACTACTTCTTTTATTTCTAAAAGCCCATTTGTAATTTCACTATGAGCTTTATCTTTATCATTTTGATGGTTAAAATACTTTCTTAGTTTGGTATAAAACCATTCAATTAATTCGCCAATAAATTTAGTGGCTACTCCTAACATGACCACTATTAATATTATAGTTTCAATGGAGTATTGCGTCAAAAGACTAGAAAATGCATCCAATTTAAACAATACTCCTTTCCTTTTTTGCACATAATCTATAAAGTATAAAAATAAAAATTTGAAAATTCATTGAATACGACCATATAAGAAAAAGGGTACTCTTAACAAAAAGAGTACCCATTAAAAAATTTTATAAAATAAAAATTAAGCTGTTCTTTCCCAAATAGAAACTGCTTGGTATGGAGGCATATTGTTGTGTGCCTTGCCCCCCCTGATCGCCCGTATAAGCATTCCAGGAACTGTTTAATCTAGAATTCCACACAATGCCAGCCGTGTGGCCTGAATCTCCCCAACCAGCTTTTCCACCTTCGTTATATATTGTGTGATTGTGTGAAGGCATTTCGCTATTAGCTAATGTATGCGTCGCTGCACCGCCCGTGCTTCCAAGAGTATAGGTTGAATTTATTCCCAATAAAAATTTACCACTAATTGCTGACCATGTACCGCCCATTAAACTAGCAGGGCTTGTAGCTTTTGTTGAACAGTAGATACTACCAATAGGATAGGCTAAATCTAGAAGTGTATACCAACCAGTATCATCTTTAATGTTTATATCTTTAGAGATCATTACTTAGCACCTCCTTGGATACTAAGAAACTCTCTCCCAAATATAAATGACATAATAAGGGAGCATGTTGTTGTGAGATTGCCCCCTCGTAATCAGTATTTCCAGCAGAGGTTGTTTTATAACTTGCACCCCAAGAAGGAGCCGTTGCTGTATTATTCGCAGTAATAGCAAAGTTCTTATTAGAGGCCTTATGAAAGTGACGAGGCATCTCTTTGATACTTAAAGTATGTTCTTCCTCGCCACCTATTTGTCCGCAAGTATAATTCTCTCCTGCGCCTAATAAAAATTTAGCAGCTATTTGTTTCCAAGATCCGCCTACGATAGAAGCAGGAGATACGCTTTTAGTAGATTGATAAATTGAGCCTATTGGATAAACAACTTCCAATAGGTTAATCCAATTCGACATAAGATTATCCTTTCTTTTGGATAATCTGTATTATTTATATCTTCAAAGATTTAAGAAGTTCTATAGTAAATATTTACAGCAATATATTTAGGAAGTATTGGAATGGAATAGCTACTAACATTACCATTAATATAAACACCTTCGCTCATGGATCCTGAAGCGCTTACCAAACTACCTGAAGTGCCAATTCGCCACCTAGGGGTGTAACTTGTTCCTTGTAGCTTGTAATAAGTATAACCACTTGCATGAGCATTAGGAGAAATACAGGCTGTAAGGTATCCTTCTGCTGTATGGTCATGAGTAACAGACGTAGATCCCCCAGAAGACAAAACATTATAAGTCTCACCAGCAGTCATAAGAAAATTCCCAGGCTCCATTTGTGCCCACGAACCACCAATACTAGAAGCAGGACTAGTTGAAGAGGTTGTTATATAAATTGAACCTATTGGGTAAATTAAATCTAAATAAGCATTCCAATCAGTAGAGCCTTTAATATAAATATCGCTAAGTGTTATAGCCATGCTACAACACCTCGCTTATTTCTAAGCTGTCCTGTACCAGATAAAGCAGTTGAGAGAGCGCTGTACAATAGAGTGCGCTTGCCCCCCCCTGCATTAGAGGTAAAAGGATGAGTATTGTTCCTTCTCCCATAGTAGGTACCATGTCCTGTAGTAGAACCCCTATTATCGTTATATCCCAGTTGAGGTATATTGTGACTATGACTAGGTATTTCATCAATAGTCAAAGTATGTTCGTCTTCACCAACATATCCAAAAGAAGAATCAGAAGTACCTCTAATAACAGCATCGGATACTTTAGTCCAAGTTCCACCAACTGTACTTGCGGGACTAGTATCTATTGTTGAAAAATAAAAACTTCCAATTGGATAAAATACACTTTGCCAATTATCGTTAGAATCTTTATACTTTAGGTCTATCATTTCCGATACACCTTCTTAAAATCGTTGAAGATATGAGCTTTAGCTAAGCTAAGCCCCCCCCCAACGATTGCTATTCTATTGAGAGTCATAATACAAAATATCCTTTCAATACATTTTTGTATTAAAAGATATTAGAATATTAACTAACTCTACGCCAAATGTTTACAGCTAAGTAAGGTGGCATGTTATTATGTGGTTGTCCTGCACCCTCTAATTTTAATGGAAGTGTCCCATCTATTGCTCCATTAGTCCAAATAGCATTGCTTGTTAAAGAAGACCAAGAATTACTACCGTAATTAACGCTATAATTAACCATTACAATATTAGGAGCTTCATTACTAGCCAATACGTGCTCTTCTTCTCCACCTTCGGTTCCTGAAATAAATTGATCGTTAGCCCCTAAAAGGAATTTTCCTTCTACCTTTGACCAAGTACCTCCTATAATATTTGCAGGAGACACGGAACTAAAAGAGAAATACAAACTTCCAGCAGGATAAATTATATCTAATAAATTAATGAAGGCCATTAGTGACCTCCTTTAATTTTAGGCAGCTCTGTACCAAATGTGACAATTGTAAGAGCGTTGAACAAGTGACATTGCTTGCCCCCCCCTGTTACATTAGTTAAAGCTTTACCCCTAGCGTCCTTTTTGTCAGTCCACTGCGTTCTGTGACAAGATTGGCTTGCACCATTATAGTCATGTAGATATATATCTATACTATGCCTATGGCTTGGCATTTCATCTATAGTGATAGCGTGTTCGTCTTCTCCCATATATCCAACTGTATTGCCGCTACGAATAACAGCCTCTTCAATTTTAGTCCAAGAGCCACCAACTATCGAGGCTGGCGATGTAGCTTTATTTGAGAAATATAGACTACCTATGGGATAAATCACATCTAACAAATTTATCCATGCCATTTATACCACTCTCCTTGCGGAGGTAGCTGTAAATCTAGAGTCTAGTTTAAGCCCCCCCCCAAGAGAGAGTAACTCTATATAAATCTAATATCATTTTAATAACTCCTTTATTAATTTTTAATAAATTAGTTATAATTTGATATTATTTTAAGAAATTCTTCTCCAACAATAAATTGTAATATATGGTGGCATTAAAGGCTCATCATCCCCATATCCATAATAATCTGTTCTACCAGTTAAAGCTGTAGGGGTGTAATATTTTTCAGAAGCATTACCTTGAGAAAAAGCTTTCCAATATCTATGGTAGTCAGGCGTAAAATCAGGTAGTTTTCCAGAAGGAGAACTATTAATAACCAAATATGTTTTATCGTTTGAACCCTGGCCTAAATCAATTAAAGCTCCGCCTTCGTCAGAAAGACCGTGGTAATGATAATAACCTTTATCATTAATAATACTAGAAGAATTACTGGGTAACAAAAATCTATCTATAATCTGTTCCCAATTTCCACCTATTAAAGTTGCGGGACTAGTTGCGTTCATAGACATATATAACGACCCTACTGGGTAGATAATATCTAATAAATTAACCCAGTTAGTCATTACAACCACCTACTAAGCAGTTCTGTACCAGATATAAACTCCAAAGTAGTAGGGGAAATATTCTTGCCCCCCCCTGTAGGAAGTACAACTAAACCTTCTGAGGACATTGATATTTTAACTTCAGAAGTCCATCGCTTTATGTCGCCAGCATTAAAATGACGACTTGGATAGTCTTGGCTATTAAACTCAACTGCCTTTTCATCATCAGGATCACTAGACCATTTAACAGAATGCTTATGTTTTGGCATTTGATCTATTGAAATAGTTTTATCTCCGCCATATCCATTAGAAATAGACTCTCCAACAGCTCCAAGAACAGCCCCTTGAATTTGAGTCCAAGAACCTCCAATAATACTTGCGGGAGAAATTGAATCTCTTGAGAAGTATATAGCTCCGATTGGATAAACTATATCTAACAGATTTACCCAACTCACTATAAACACCTCATTAATATCAAATTATAAAATAAATGAAGTGTTAGGCTATTGCCCCCCCCCAAGAACCATTAAGTCCTTACTTTTCTTCAACATATCATAGAACTCCTTTTCTCTCGTGTCATTAATAAATAACCTAAATATAATAAAAAAGGGCAAATTATTGTAATAATAATATGCCCTTTATTCAAAGTTCTAAATTTTTACCCAAATTTTAACGTGTGCTTCTGTTGGTTCCTCTGCCCCAATATAAACAGTACCTACATCATCTGCTAATTTGCCATTAGTAACAGCTTTATCAGCAATAGTAGTTACCAAGTTAGCAGTTCCATCTGCGTTCAAATTAACAGAACCAGTAACATTACCTGTCAAATTTAAGGTTTTATTTAATCTGTTTGCAGTAGTAGCTGTTGTCGCATTGCCACTTAAACTACCTGTAACATTACCTGTTAAATTACCTGTAAAAGTAGTGGCGTAAACATTGCTCCATTTCAAACTACTCGTTCCAAGAGTATAAGTGTTATTCACACTTGGAGCAATTTCTCTAGAAGCAAGATTGCCAGTTAATATACCACCTGATAATGCTAAAGCTCCAATGTTTGCGGGAGTAAGATTTACGTTTCCTACTCTATACGAATCTTCCTCATTACCTTTAACACCTGTAACTTCTCCAGCTACTTGCCACGTACCATCTCCGCGCAAGAACTTTAAATTATTTCCTGCAGCAGGAGCAGGGACAAGTCCTGTGCCACCTGCGGAACTTGCAGTAGCACCCTTAAATACTGAGTAAGTAGTATCTGTAAATTTAGCATCAGCAGGAACAGATTTATCAATAGTAAAATCTAATTGAGTAATAGTTCCAGCCTTTATATATACTGGTCTATTTGTAGCACCAACATTTGATGAAATAGCAGTTAAAGCTCCATCAAGCATATAAATAGGTTTTATGTTAGAACCAATGTCTGCAGTAGAAGCTGTAATCGTACCATCTGTTATATAAATTGGTTTAGCGTTTGATCCAACTGTTGAATCAAAAGCTGTCGCTGTACCGTTGTTTAAGTAGATAGGTTTAACGTTGCTACCTACAGTTTCAGTTCCTAATTTAGTAGCAACATCAGCATGATCTGCATCAGCCGCATGTTCAGCTTCTTCTGCGTTTAAAGTATTTGTAGCAGTACCAGCAGCATACTCAACATAACTGCTTGAACTTCCAGGAGAACCAACAACACTGTACATAACGTTTGGAGTTACGCCTGTAACTCTAATAGTATCGCCAATGTCAAAAGGTTTTGCATTTGAACCTGCACTTGTCCAAGCACTAATAGCAGCTTGAACAGATTCATAAGAGACGACACGCTCTAAAGCTCCTTGCGGGATTACGTTAAGTGGAAGTGTGCCAACTGTGACTTTAGACGCATCTACTTGATCTACTTGAATAGTAATGTTTCCTTTGCCTGTAAAGGTCGTAGGATTGCTTGCTTCAGCCGCTCCAACTTTTACTGCAATACCAGCTCCTGGAGTTAATTGGCTTGCAGTCGAAGCATTGCCTTGCAAATTACCTTTAAAGAATTGTCCGCTAGGAACAGTAATTCCTTGGTTAGCAGTTAAAGCACCATTAAACGTAACATCGCTTTTTACTGATTGTGCGCTGCTTGTTATTTTATCTAACTTGTTGTTAGCGTTATCCTGTACTTTTTTAACAGCCGCAGGAGTAGCAGCAGTCACACCTGTTGCCGCAGTTTCTCCACCATCTGTAGCGTCAGAAAGATATACGTCACCAAGAACTGTTGAGGTAGCTTCTGGAGCAATGTATACTGGACGATACTTACCATAAGTGGGATCTTCTGTAGCGTCAGGATCATAAACTCTAGCTACAAAGTTTAATTTGCGGCTATCATCATTAGGATTCCCCTTTGCCATTTACTACCTCCTTTTACTCATTCGTTTCTCGATACGCAATATCTATAAGGCCTTCAAAAGGCATGTCTTTTAAAAATCTGATTCTCCAAGAAGTTTGAGCTAGATTGTCAAACTCTAAGATTCCTGTATCATTAATTCTATATGGAATAGAGCTTCCATCCATAGAACCAATTTCTAAATCAGGGGGTACAGCAGAATCAGTTATATATGCGATTGGTTGTCTAAAAGGAAACTGAATTCCTATATGAACATATTCGCAATCATATTCAGCAGGGACAGTAATGGACTGTCCCGCTGTAAAAGGGCCAACATATTGAATTATTTTCATAAATAATCACCTAGACCCAAGAGTTATAAGCAATATCCCAATATTTAGGCATTGCACTATTGGAGATTGTAGAAGGAATTGCTGTAAATAAAAGACCATTTGTGCTTAAGCTAGAAAGATTAGAAGCGTTAACTTGAGCGCTTTCTAAAAGCTTTGCGTCTCTCATACCACTGTCCGCAATCTTACCTAAATAATACCATCTATAAGCAAGATAGTCATAAGCATAAAATTCTTTATCTTGTTTATCAAGATTTTCACCTGTTGGAGGTGGATTATAAGTTACAATCTTTGCGGCGTATGAATTGGTATAATTAGAATTTTGCTCTCCTGTTAATCCACTTGGATAATTTGTTTGGAGATAGCCGCAAACACCAATTCCTCCTTCTCCAACAGAACCTCCAGGAGTACCAGCAATATTTGGATCAAAGCCAGCTCCTTGAACTTCAGTATGATCAACATTAAATCCAACCAAAATACCTGATTGGTCTTTAATTGCTCCCATGTCACGCCAATAGACTGGGCTTCCTCCAGTCTCATAATTAGTACCATCAGAGCCTAAAATTCCAGAAACCCAACGGATTCCATTCTGGTCTGTTCCTTCATCATCTAAAGAGCCACCAGTGTTAGGATAACGATGTTGTGGGTCTGTGTATAGTACTAATAAGTGCCAGTCAGTAGTTCTAACAACCATATCTTTAATATGATTGATAGGATCTCCAATAGGAGTAGATTGTGTTTCTGTATTATATTTTACAAAAATACGTTTATCTTCTAAGATACCAGTGTTTAAAGTAACATTCTCAATTACTTTAATTTGGAAAGGCTGAGATGAACTAGAACCTTCTTGGTTAAGCTGAATCGTTTCTCCAGTATTTGTATGAAGTGTGATAATACCTGTAGAAGAAACTGATGCTCTAGTAATAAGTTTTAATTTTGCATCTAAAAGTTCTCCAGTATAATCATCATATTCTCGATTTAAAACACTGTTTGTATTATGAATATAAATGTTACCATTCTCTTCATTAATATAAACATCATCAACCCAGTTTAATTGAAACTCTACTGGTTCGCCATAGTTAAATACTATTCTAAACAAGCCTGTGTTTGGATTTAAACTAACATCATTGACCCATTTAATGTGGTTACTGAGTGTTTCGTCTGTGTCTCCCTTTGTATGATGAAGAGTTACAGTACCAAACTCGTCTAAATCAATATCTTTAATCCAGTCTAATTCTGTGCGGAAAATCTCTTCTCCACGATTATTAGTAACTGTAAAAACACCAGTTTCAGGATCAAGCTCTACTTTGCTGAGCCACTGGAGAAAATCTTCTACTCGATAGACCCCTTCATTAATTCTAGTTGCGTCTGCAGGAAGAGATTCTGGGGTGCCAGCATAAGTATATTGCAAAGAACCATCAGTAAGAATCTCAATTCCTTTAATCCAACTAACGTCAAATTCTTTTGTAGCAAAAGGTATATCGTTATTGAAGGTAAAAGTAAAATGTCCACCTTGATTACCATTTCCTTCAGTCAAAGCAATATTATCTACCCAACGAATTTTTTTAGTAAATACACTATCATCTTCATGGGTGTATTCTAAAGTTAAAGTGCCTTCATCATCCAGAGATATATCTGTAATAATATTGAAGTCACCAAGATAAATCATTATTGCAGATGGATTGCGAAGCTTGTCATAGATATAATAGTCATATACTATAATTTGACGACTTGCCGCAATATCATCATCAATTCCATCATATCCTGGTTGACCAACAGTAGCTTCACCAGTAGTAGGATCAACAGTAATAGCAGAAGGTTCGTAAATGTTAGTTCTGTTTCCAGAATTTGGAACAATAACTCTAAGATTCCTCAGAGTATCTCCCTTTACACCTTTTGGAAGACCTAAATCCCAATGCGCATAGAACGGATGCGTTTGATCGTCTATACGAGAAATATCTGTAGCATCTGATAAAATATTTCCGCTAGTATCATACGGAGAAGTCATATGAATGCTGTAGTCAATTACAGGATATGGGATTTCAAATCCTACATAAAACCAACTGTCTGCGTCAGCATTGTCTTTTCTAACATTTACCCATGTCCAACGAATTTCATCGTTATATTTTGTTGCTCCATCTTCAACATATTTTCCAGGAACAATAGAAGTATCATGAGCTTTACTAAAAGGAAAAACTGCAATAGGCTTACCATCACTACCGTCAGAGGTTTCATAGCCAATAACATGCCCCTCGTCGTCCATTTGGTAGCCTGTTGGGAATCTACGGTATTCGTAATCCTCTAATTTAATTTCAGATTTATCAGTAACTTCCTTAATAGTGTTTAATTGAAAATATGGTGTGCCACTAGAAGGGCCAACAATCTGTCCTACATAAATGGCTCCACCTACAGAATTTTGATAATCAAGACCTCTTTTATAAATCTTACCATTATCTTTATCATTCTTATTTGGAGTATCTATTAAACAATGCTCACCGTACCAAACATCAGTATAGTTTGATCCTCGCTTAAAAGCAGTGACCATATCATTAACAGACTTAAAGGATGCTTTTAGGATAAAAGAGTCTCCTTGTTTTCCGCCGTAGAAGCTATCTATTTTCCTCACATCCTTTCTATATATTTATTAAATAGCATATATATCACCTATAAACCTTCATCTGTATTAATTTCATAGGTGTAATCAATAGTCCAATTATCATCCCAGGAATCAGCAACAATTCCAATAGAAGTAATTGGAATAATATCTAATAATTCATAGTATCCACTAGGACCGATTCTAATTTCTTCGCCATTTATCGTCATAAGAAGTCCAGAATGTCCCCAGACACCAATACTTGTTAATTCTCCATCTCTATTCATCTGATCTACTAAATTAGACAATTCATAGAGAGTATATTGAACCTTTTCAATATCTACTTTTCTACCATATTCTGTTTCTCCAGTAGAGGAAGATCTTTGAATATTATAGTCCTCTGCTGTTCTTACCATTTCCAAAAGAATAGCTTCAAAAGAATCTTCTACAGGTCTAAAAGTAATTTCAAATGTTCCATAGTTTTCTCCTGTTTCGTGTCTCCAAGAAGCCACTACAGATAAATCATTAAAATTATACGTGCGGGTATACGAAGTGCCTCCGTTACCTAAATAAAACCCATCGTTTGCAGAATTATAGTAGATAAGGTCTTTAGTATTTTCTGTCCCTGCTGTATAAGGCAGCGGGATCATTGCTGCAGTAGAACCATCTGATTTTTCATAAAGAGCAACTTGAAAAACATTTTCACCAGTTCCACCGCGACTAATAGTAATATTTTTTAAGTATTGATATACAGTATTTACATTATTTTCTTTTTTAATAATTTTTAAATTAAATTGCATATCATAGTTCATGTCTTGCGGAATTGCGATAGACAAATAATAGTCTCTATCTTTAACAAAAGCTGTATCAGGAGTGATAACTACATCTTTAAAACTAGTAGAAGTAGTACTTCCAGAGCTATCGCCCATAGATACATCTTGATAACCAATAGAGCTAGAAACAGTGCTTACACATCCTGAGCCTGTAAAACGTAGCTGCCCAATTTGTTGATCTGCCAAGCCCTATCACTCCTTCTATCTCTAAGAATACATTACTCTTTTAATATAAAAAACTGGGCAAAATGCTTCAAACACTTTGCCCATTAATGAAATCCATTAAAATCTCTCAAAAGTTTCGCTCGCAGTTGTAGCCATCATATTTCCTGGTCCAAGAGGAATAGATAAGGTTTTAATCATGAAAGACCCATATGTATTTGTTGATTTATCGTTAATAGTAGCTCTACTATTTGGTTCTAAGTAAAAAACAGGTAAAGAAGTAAGAGAAAGAGTCTTTTGATAATTAGTGTGCAAATATAGCTCATATTTCACTTGATCAAAAGCTCCATTCTTATATCCTCCAGTATAAAAACCAGAGTATACGTCACCCCGCACTTGAGTAAAAGGTTGTCCCTTTAACTGACACTCTTGGCGTTTCTCAAGAAAATCGTCATCATCAATATTCAAAAAAACAATATCTGGAATATCTGGCTGAAAAAGACAATTTATATCTTCATTGTTAACAACATCCATTCTACGACCAATATTGCTGATAGAAAACTCTCCTAATCCAGAAGTAGAAGGATCTATAAAATCTAAGAAATAGTTTCCGTCAGTTAAAGCTGAAGTTAAAAGAGTCTTATCTTCTTGTTCTGCATAAAATTGTTGATTCTCAAGATCGTAGATTTGCGGCCAGAAGGCTTCTAACTCTTCAAAATAATAGTCAGTATCTATTCTATTTCTTTTAACTTGTCTATGAATTTGTCCAATCCAAGAGTCATCAGATTGTGCAGCAGTGTAATCATTTTCTAAATCTGAATAATACAATCCCGCGTCTGTCCCATTGTTTTTAGCTAACAAACCTTGAAGATATAATTCCGTTCTCCAATCTTTGGTGGTATAACCCAAAGAGCCTTCTTGATTTTCTCCTGGATAATATTTAATCACTTCTACTTCTTTATATACGTCATTTTCCCAATAGAAGAAAGAATTTGTATCTGCTACTCTATAGATTAGATTAAAGTTGCCTGGTTGCGGCAAATCAGCTTCAGTTGGAACGCTCAGTGGAAAAATTGCTTTAGTTAATTCAGTGCTTTGCTCTTTAAATAGGAGTAAATCGTAATATGTATTTCCTGGAGTTGGTTTTTTATCAATACATAGATGATAAAAAACATCATAACTAATATCAGAATTTGTCATCTTTCTAGTCCCATGAATAACATAATCATTCTTGATATTGCCATAGGAAGGAGTAACACTAATACTTACAAGGTTAGAATCGTCTGAAAAAGTATAAACGTCTTTTCCTGTTGTTGTGTCTACAAGATAGTCATTCTTGTCCATATCGTTAACAACAACTTCTGCTTGAGTTGTATTTAAGTAATTTTTAATTTCTCTAAAATGAAAAACTCCAAACTCGTCATAGAAATATTCATAGTTTCCAAGATACTGCACAAGTTTATCTAATACAGAAGTGACAGTCTCTCCTGCATTAGCGATTAACTCATCTGTGTAGTAAAAATCATCAAAGATATATCCAGCGTCTGTCCCATTCATAATTTGTAAAGTGCCACTTGGTTTATTAGAAGGTTCTTCTAGCTCTACACTATACCAAAGATTTCCTGCTTGTGCAGATGTATTTTCAGCAGGAACCATCCATATTGGATTATCTCCTGCCCATTTCATAACACGTTTAATTCTTAAAGGAACATCTTCAATAACAATATTATTTAGATCTTCTCCACCAAAATGATGAACTACTTCTTGAATAATATTGTATACAAGAACTTTTTCTGATACAAATTGTCCACTAGCATTTTGGGTATCTACTTCATCTAAAATAGTTACTGACTGAAATGTTCCTCCAACAACCCCATTCAGTCCGCACATCTTATCTCTTAATGTCAAACTAATATTTACTGTAGAAGAAGCTGAAGAAGTAATAGCAAAATCACTAATAAAAAATACCCCTTGCGGGAACCAAAGAATAGGATGTTCAGTATATTGATCTGTATAGTTTTTAATTCCTATTTCTATAAAGATTTTTTTATTAATGGCAAAATCCATTTCACCATCTTCGACATCATATTCTCCACGACTAACGGTGGCTGAAAGCTGACAGGTTCTTCTCACAGAAGAAGAGCCATCCTTAGACAATGTACCAGAGGATAGCTCTCCTTCAATTTCTTTTAAAGGTTCTTCTGACCAGTTTAATAAAGTGATTTTCACATACTGTTTTTGATTTACAAAGCTGTCAATCAAAGCTAGAAAGTTTCTACGTTCTTTTTGACCATTAGCATCTTCATACCATGGATCTTGAAGATAAGGATAATCTTTCCGCATTAGAAACCTCCTTTAATTATAATCGCTTTGAACCACATTGCCATAGTAATTTACAATACCTTCTATTGGAACAGAAGCCCAACCAGTACCTGTAGCTTTTGGAGTAAAATCATACCACTGATACTGATAATAAATTTGTTGTTTATCTCTAATAGTATATACAGTGTTTAATTTAGGATCTTTAACCTCGTTCGTGGAAGAATAGGTTCCATCATCTGTTACATATTCCCACTCTTCTAAATAACGCTGTCTTTCTATTGGACGTTCGTGCATTCTTTTACCCAAAAAACACATATCCTGAACATCAAAATTTCTTTGTAGATGAAGCACTCCAGTATCTCCAACTATGTAATCGTGATATTCATCCTCTCTATAGTATTGGATATGAACTACGGCAAAAGGATCAACATCTACACAAATTCCTCGCCAATATTGCATTCTTTGATAATATTCATCAGTTTTAACAAAATTGTATTTAGCACGAATTTGTTCACCAAGATATTCTCCAGCTTCAAAAACTCCACGTTCTTGACCCACAACTGTGCGGTCAACTGAAGAGCCAGAGATAATAGTTGTAACATTATTCTTTTCTTTATAAACCATTACATATTCAATAGTTACTATATCACCGATGCGATCGAATGATAGATTAGTAACATCTAAATAAGATGGAATTTGATAATAGCCTTTTTTATTTACAAAGAACAAAGAAGTTCCTTGACTAGCACTAGTCCCTACATTAAACACATATCCCATTTGCATTCGCTCTCTTTGAGAGTTAGACCAAACAGGATCTCCAGGATTTTCAATATAAATAATATTTTGTCCATCTTGAAGATACACATTAGGTTGATTGTGGAAAAAGATTTTAACATTTTTCAAATAAAGATCGCTAGGGTCTTTATCATTTAAAACTCCTCCATACTCAGATTTGAGATTTTGAAGAATAACACTTAATAAGTTATTTTTATCAGTAATAGTATACTGATAAAGTTGACCAACATTCATTACTTCAACATATTCAGGTTCAGGATCTACAGTTCCTCCACCATTATAGTCTTCAGTTGGCTTAATTACTTCATAAATTCCAAGAGAATCTAGCGTAGCTAAAGAATCAGCTTCTGCAATCTCATAAACCGTTGCAGTAAAAGAGTACAATCTGCGGCTCAAGTCTGTATTTGGCGTTAAATTAATATCTGTTAACATAACAGCCATAGATCCCTCAGTCATAGATCTGTACAGCTTAGGTTCTCCATCGTTAAGCCATTTAACTACTTCTTCTCTAAACTCTCTCTCCCAAAGCCAATCGTCTTTAGTAGTGGTTAGATAATCATCATATATAGAAGTATCTCCTAAGTAGTCAGAGACATCGTTTCTAACAATGTCTTTAATACCCATATCCTGCTTATAGACGGTATATCGAGAGTAGTTATCATCAAAATAATCTTGTTTATTTAAAAATAACTGGTGCGGATCAGCTTCAGAACTAATTATACCACTAATAGAGAACTGTTTATAATTTAAAATAGCATTTTCTGCAAACTTAGGATAACGTCCACCTAATGTATCTATCTTGGCTCTATTTACAACTGGCTTAAAATTAGAGATGGTATAGTTGTATAAGATTTTAAGCTGTTGCTCTCCACGAGATAAAATAGCGTCATAGAATTCAGGCATAAAGACATTTGATCTATAAACGTTTGTTAAAGCTCCTGCACTATTCTCCATTTGAATAGAATATCTATACCAAACTAAACTGCTTACAGTATTATCTGTAATAGTTAAGTCTATTGATCCAGCTATGTGCTCAACATGAATATCTTCCCAAGTCTTAAAATTATCTATACTAGAGCCACGTTTAATATAAACAGTACCAAAAATTGTTTGAACATTTTTCACATGAAGAGTAGCTATACCTTCTTCATTATCCATTGTGACTTCAAGAGTAGGATCAAAAGTTTCCTCGTCTAAAAAGTCTGAAATTTGAAATTCCCAATCTTTAGTTAATTTATATTGGTTTTTAGTTGTTGCAACAATTCTTAAAACAAAATCTACAGAACTGCTAGTGTCTAAGCCCTGCAAATCTATTCGATAATTAATATCATTTGCATCAATATTGTCTCCAGTATAAACAGTTGGAGAAGATAACATAATTTCAGTCTTATTAGAATCTAAAATTTGAATCTGATAAGATTGCAAAGTTTCAGTCTCAACTGTACTACCCTCTCCAAAAAACATTTTACCAGAAATGGGGATAATACCTTTGTTAAAAGCAATAGTATTTGAACCATCATAAGTGTCAAAAGTTCTTAATTGAATGTCAGGTTGTAAAATAGGTCTAATTAAACAAACGCTTGACCATTCAGAGAAGTAAGTTTGATAATCAAGAAAATAACTATTCAACTGCTTTTCATCTGTAGGAACTTCTCCTTCATAGCAGTCAAATCTTATTTGAACTTTATAAAATTGATTTATATTAAATTGATTCCCTTCTACAGAAGTAACAGGAATTACAATATAATACATTCCAGAAGTAGTATCATAATTTAAAGAAGAGATTAAAATACCACTTGCATTTATTAAAGCATTTTCATTATTTAATTGATTAACCAAAGAAACATGAACTCTTTGAATAGTTGAAGATGAATTGTAAGGAGAAAGTGAGAAGTATATTACAGCATCACTTGTGTTTACAAAAGCAGGAAGAAATGTTTGACATTGCGGAGGGTAGAGTGTGTTTGTAAGATTGCCAGGCATACCCTTTTATCCCTCCTTATAAGTTAGAACTTGATGTATCAATCCAAAAACGCACATGCGTATTTGTAGGCTTTGTATCTCCATAAGCAACAAAACTTGTAGAGTTCATAAAATCTATATAATTATCAAAAAATTGAGCTAAAGAATAGTTACCCTTACCAGCTCTTGTATCTACAATTTCTTCAAATGTTGCTCCAATACTATAAGGGTTTTCAAGTTGACCGTCTTCTCCTTTGACAGTAACTTGTCTAACTAATTTCTTCTCCGCCATTATCTTCCTTTCCCTCATCAGGATCCTCAGTTGGAACTGTAACTGAAGCTATAAACTCATGAAGAGTTCTTTCCTGAATAAAACCAAGAGTTTTATGAAAGGCATCCTCCACTAAATGTGCGGGAATACCATTTGCATCAAGAAGCTGCTCAGCGTAATTCTGAACAGCTCCCTGAACCTCAACACGTAATTGTAATTCGTTCATTGTATCTCCTTATATCTCTTGTAGAAAATTTTAAACAGGTTTGTCAGGTAATTTAACAGGTTTGCCAGTCTCCTGTTGTAATTTAACAGTATGCGTACCAGAACCATATTGTGAAATGTCTACTACATGACCAACAGGAGTATCGTATCTTGTAAAAGTAAATAGATCTTGTTGTAAGTAGTGTTTATGGTTGCGATAAGTGCTTGTGCTAACTTTTGTTTCTGCAAGATTGTAAGCACTATTAGCTCTATTATAAGCACTATCAGCTCTATTATAAGCACTATCAGCTCTATTATAAGCATTGTTAATGAGATTATATATCCAAGTTAAATGTTGCTCTAGACTTTGGCTATTATAAGTTCCTCCATGTGAAGACCAACTTTTACTGGAATTAAATAAAAAGTTTTGACCCCAAATTTCTCCACTAGTAGATTGTATATTATTTTTTGCTGTAATAGAATTCTTATTAGATTTATCAGGGGTTCCTGTGAAATAACCCCATATAGTACCTATACCATTTGTAATCTGAACTCCAGCTCTACCATTTCCCAAATTAGATTTTGACTGAACAGAACCATGAGCAGAAGTCAATAAGAAGTCTGAAGATCCACCTTGTTGTGGGATCAAAGAAATTCTTGCTCCATTTGCATCTGTCGAATTAGGAGGAGTTGCTTGAAGAATAATTCCCTCTGAAGACTGATAAGATTTTAGGAATATTCCACCTGTTTTACTACTAATATTCCAACCTGTATCAGAATGCACTCTACTTTTAATAGAAGCTGGTCTTAGATTGATATAAGCATTGTCATTTCCAATAGCTAGCTGAGTAACATTATTATAAGTAACACTTGATGCTGAACCTTTCTTTGGTTCATCAAAGTTTTCTGACCAATTAGATTCAGTTACAGTGGCTGCTACGTGTGCATTGATGTGAAAATCTTGAGTGTCTAAATATAAATATCTTCCAATTTTAACATTTTTGTCTCTAACGAGATTAATATTCATATCTTTACTAGAACTTAAACTAATATCATTGGGAAGTGTGTCATTTCCAATAGTCTCTAGAGTAAAACCACCTGTACTTATAAATGTACTTCTATTAGCAGCAGTTATTATATCTAAATTATTTTTTAAAGTAATTTCAGCAGTTTTTGCTCCATCATAAGGGATACTTATATAAGAGCTTTCTAAGTGTCCAAATAAAGCCTGTGAAGGTGTAATGCTAATGCTATGACTTGAAGAAGGAGAATTTAAATTTCCAGTTTCAGGAGCAAGCAAGGTAACACCATTACCATAGATTCTAACTGCTCTTGGATATTCGTCGCCTCTATCTCCAATTTTACTACCAGTAGAGATATGCAGAGTTTTATCTTCATCACTTTCATCTTCTTCAATGTCAACAAAGAACTTAAATAAATTGTTCCCTCGCCAAGCAAATTGTGCACCAACATACTTCTTATCTGCTGCAGAATTTCTAAAAGCTCCAATATTACCAATACCCATTGAAGACTCTCCATCTTCAATAGCGTTAGTATAAAACTGTCCATTAGCATTAATTCCTACTAATGGATACCTACGCCACCTTCCAGTATCTTCAGCTCCATCATAAGTTGTATGTCTATAAATAGAAAATACTGAACTCTTTCTAGGGTCTAGTTCTACTTCAAGACTATCGCCTTTCCTAATTGTTGTATTAGCACCTTCCCAGTCTATGTCCGAGTTATCTTCATCCAAAGGCATACCTTTAACAGAAATGTAAGCTGGATTAGCATTTAATAAAATACCTTGTGCTTTGTGCGGAATAGACATTTGAGCATCTGGAACTGGATAGTCAGTATAAGGTCGATCTGGATCAACCTTAACATATTCATCTTCAAAATCAATATTTCCATCTTCGTCAGTTCCAATAGGCTCTGGAGGTTGTGTCATATTATACATAGCTCGTGAACCAATAGTCCACATACCTATTTTACTATCTCCGCCAGGAACTAATTCAATTCGACCTTCAGTATAATGGTTAGAGTTAGTCGCTTGATCTTCTGGTAAACCAAAAATTGCATTACCAGTTTCCGCATCCAGCCATATAGATTGCTTACCATGACTGTATCCCAATAGTCCTACAGAACTATCATCTGCATCATAAGTTTTTGTAGTTCCCATTACTACGCCAGTGAATTTATTTTCGCTATCTTTTTCACCAGCTCCTATTTGCGGCGCAAGGATATAATTTTCATCCTCATTAATTTCTACATGGTTTCCATCCCATGCATTTAATGATTTTAACCCGTAAGTATTGAGACTCATATAAATAGGAATATAAATTTCTACTTCTGGATTGCCATTGTTTTGATATACTTTTTTTGAAGAATAGATTTTACCATGAATTAAATTGTTGCAATATTCTCCATCGTAGACATCATCTGGAAGAATATAAAAATTAGTTAAATCCTCCCATGACCCATCATCTGTATCTAAAGGAGTTAATATTGTTCGTCCATCTGAACTATTCTTTTCATAAGTTAATTTAAAGCAAGCATTTGTAGGGTTATCATAATAAGTGGTTCCTGTACGTCTAGGTTCTCCACCTTCTGCTTGCCAAACTATATATTTTCCAGGAGTATCTAAATTAATAAATATTCCTTGATTCTTATTATATAGAGGATTGCGACCGTCCGCATTATAAGTAATACTCTTTAAAGTATGTACAGAATCAATTTTAACTTTATATCCAATATCTCCCTTATAATCAATTACAGGAACAGGATAGAAAGCATAATAATCAAAACCATCTAATCTGGTAGAAGCTTTAACTATTTGATTGCGGAACATCGCTTTATCTGAATCCGCAGTATCTTTCCAATAAACTCGACCATCATCAACAGACATGTATTTGCTACGAGTTGAACCACTAATTCCGCCTGAAATTGACCAAGCGACATCTTTATCTAATATGTTTAAAGATTCATTTCTTTGATATAAATTAAACTTTAAAACTTGAGAGCCATACGCTTGGCCTGTGTTCCATTGCTCAGGCTGCCCATCTTTTAATTCTAAAGTTAAAAGCTCTGAATCTAAAATATTATCGTCTGATGTTGGAGAAATTTTAGCAACCATGTCTGTACCATTAGTACCATTTTCTCCAATCTTAGTAAATAAGAATTGAGTATATTCAGTATATTCTTGTCCTTGATAGGTTACAATTGCTTGCACTTGATTGTTTAAAGCCTGATAATCATAATCGCTAGCAATATCAACAGGGTAATTTTCTGAAATACACCACTCAATCTTTTCAGTTGCAGGATTAAATTCCATACCTTCTTTTGGAGTAACAATCATAGTACTCTCTAAAGGTACTCTCCACTTTATCTCATAAGTGTTTTTATTGACTTCTAATCCTGCAGGGTCATAAAAATGACAAGTTAAAGGTTTAATCTCTAATGGATCAGTATACCTTTCATCGTCTGGAGATACTCCTGATTCGCTATATTGGAATACTTGATCTCCATTTTCAATTATGATATAATAGTCATATGGAGTTGAAGCATCCTCATTTTGAAGAACAATCTCTGCTGTACCAATATAGTATTCGTCACCTAACTCAGTATCCCGCAAATAAACAGAACACTTAAATGTTGCGTTTCCATCTATTCCCTTCACAGGATAGGTCAAAGTATTCTTTCCAGGAGTAAACTCTACTCCTTCCATTGCAAGAATTTCAGCTCTTAAAGCGGAAAGAGCTGCATAGCCGATACCATCAGCAATGCCTTGATCATAAGCAGCCTGTAATTCTTCTTTTGTTTGGTTAAAAATAATTGTCTGACCATAAGAGTCAACTTTAGACCAGATGAACCTAAACCAATTATCCTGATGCGCGTTTGGCTCTCCTAACTCAAAACCTTCAGATTTGCCATTAATCAAACAAGTAAGAGTTGGAGTTCCTCTGTCAAAGCTAAACTTGATTCCAAGAGAAGAAGAAATGCTTAAATCTCTTTTAGCTGCTTCATTATATAAAGTAAAATATTCTTTTAATATAATATTCTCTTTATAAACAGCAACGCATAGATAACGATTCTCATAAGCTTTATTTTCATTTCCAAGAGTGGTAAAGGTATAATTGTTTCCTTTATCTTTTAGATAACGCCAACCTGAGCCGCCATACATCTGATAATCTTCACTTGCGGCAGTTACTCTATTATCTTCAGCGAACCAATAAAACATTGTACCGTCAGATAAAATTGTTGAAAGTTGGGTAACTTTACCTACGACTTGCAGAAAGTCATCTGCGAGAATAGATTTAAAAGTTGAACCTTGCGGCATAGATAAAGATAATTTATAGTCTCCACTAACAGCAGTAATTTGTTTAAGACCATATATCTCTAAGTCTTTAATAAATATATCTTCGCCCCAAAGCTCAGCATTTACTCTATCATCTTGCTCAACAAAATCATGACCAAATGCTAAAATGCTATCTATATATAAAAAGTTTTCTGTGTCTATTGGGTAAATTGCATACTGATCAGACCAACTTGTGAAAAGATAAGGATTGCCTGTCATATTGTTATTATCTATAGTGTAAGATAGATACTTTACCGTCGCATTACCCTCTTCGTCCACATTGTCTCTGTCCGCAAACGCTAAAACAAATTGTAGACCATATACGCCAGTCTTGCTTAACCTGTGCTCTTTTGGAAGCCTTGTTTGAAAAGAAGCTTCAATGAGTAAAGCTTCAGCCTCTTTTAATCCATTTTCTAATTCTTGTGCATCAATAGCTAGAAAATCAGCAGTGTAAGAACCTTCAGGATCATATTGATATAATAATTCATAGTTCTCTTTTAAATAAGAACACATTTCTACTGGTAATATAGATTTAGGATCTGATATAGCATTTTTACCTAAAAGATTATAATCGCTTAATGCAGACGCAACAAAGGATATGTTTTGATCATCTTCTAAAGCTTGTGATTTACCTACGATTATTTTCTTTTTAGTAAAATCACCTTCTGGAACTAAAACATATACAGATTGATTTTGTGTATAGCTAGTTCCTTCAGGCGCATACCCATAGATAAATCCGCCATTATAACTTAATTTATATTCTCCAGTTAAAGAATTCGTACACTGAACAACGGTAGCTGTAATAGTTTTATCCAATTGTAATTTATCAATTCTTGAATCAGTTAAAGTTTCAACTGCTTTAAGAATCGCGTCTTGCAAATCTATTGCCAAAGCTACCTCCTTCTATATAAAACAAAAATAGGGACAGCACAAACGTGTGTACTGTCCCTATTCATTTTAACTCATTTATGCTCTGGTTTATTTCAAAATCAAGAATAAAATCTAATAGCTATTTGACCAAAGCTTATTTCTTGAAACTATATTGTATAGCTCTATCATTTAAGCTTAATAAAGCTTGTTCAATTTCAGAAGCACTATTCGCATTGGGGAATTCTGCTGTAATATGAACATCTTGCTTGATTTTCTTTTCTCCCATAGCAGGAGTTTTCAAAACAGAAAGATTTGTTATACTTTCTTGCAAAGCAGAACTCTTTAAGCTCTGAGTAAGCTGTCTTACTATATCAACTGCATTCAAAAGATTTTTAGTATCAGATTCATTTAATACTAATTCTTTTTGGTGAAGATAAGCAAGTTTGCCGTTTTTAGCATCTTTATCTCCATCAGACCAAGAGCCAGTATAGCCGCCAGTATCATATCCTAACAAATTATAAGAGCTAAATTTGCTACTACCAAAGTTAACTAGCTTCCCAGATCTATAATTCTGATTGATAATACTTTGAACTTGTCTAGCAAAATCTGAGCCATAAGCTTTTGTTAATTTGCCACTTCTAGTAGGGTCATTACCCCAACCACCTCTAGTGCCATAAGTCCAAATATTTTGAGCAATACCCCAAGCTAAATCATTTTTAGCATATCCACTACCGCCAAAGCTAGATCCTCCAGATCCTCCACTGCTGCCAGAGCTACCATTAATTTGGTTTTGCAAATCTTTAATTTGAGTTTGCAAATTAGCGTTTTCCTGTTCTTTAGCAGTTAACTTATTTGCAAGGTCATTTACTTGTTCTTGATAAGCACGCATTTCATTTGTAACATCTGAAATCTTGTCTGCATAATCTTGGAGAATATTTTCATATTCTTTAATGGTGCCAGAATCATTCTTTAATTGATTAATAAAATCAGAAGTACTATTAGATAAGTCATTAGTCTTATCTACTGCATTTTGAATTGAATCTGACATGTCATTGAAATCAGTTTCAACCAAATCTCCGACTTCATCAATCTGGTCTTGATAATCATTGGCATTGTCCACTAAGTTACCAAACATGTCATCAGTTGATGCATTGAAATTTTCTAAGTTTTGCAACCATTGAGTTAGTGAGGTTGACCATCTAGTGTCAATTTGATCAAAAGCATCTAAATTTCCATTGATAATTTGATTATAAACATCATCTAAACGTTCACCATTTTCATCAGTCATCATTTCAACCATACTGATGAAGTCATTGATGATATTCTTTTCAGAAGTGCTTAACTGTTCGCTCGTTCCTGCAAGATACTCTTTTAGACTATCAATAATAGTGCGAGTTCTCTCCTGTTTTTCTTCAAGAGTTAAGTTTGCATTTGTCCAAATGTCGTTTAACATTTGTTGAGCATCACTCAATGCAGACAAAGAATCGTCTTGAGTTTGTTTCATTTGATCTTTTGAAAGATTGTAAGCATTATTTTGTGCATCTAACAATCCTTCTTGAGCATTTGCTACATCGCCTTCATCTGCGGTATATACATAACTATAATTGCCCTGAGAATCTCTACGAAGCTTCATTTGAGACTTATTGCGTTGAGCTTCTTCTAAAGCAATACGCTTTTGTAAAATCTCCAACTGTGCTTGTGCATAAGCGACATCATATTCAGAAAGTTTTTCCTTATCCCGCAAATAACCAAGCTGTTGCTTCATTTGCTCAGTAATCATTTGCTGAATTTTTACGTCATTAGAACCATCAAGTAATTCTAAATAATCACCTTGAAGTTTCTGAATTTCATAAGCCGCATTAACATCGTCTAAATAATAATCAGCATTTCTATTAATTAATTCCCACTGATCATTCATCCAATCAAGGTCTGTGCCAAGAGCACTATCAACCCAAGAGTTCATGATATTGTTTACTGTATTTTCATATTGCTCTTGGAGATTTTCCAAAGATTCTTGTACTAAATCATTTAAATCAGATTGAGTATCTGTAATTAACTCTTGGATAGCGAGCCATTCTTCAGAGCCTTCTTCCATTGCAGACTGCATATCTTTCCAAATATCGAGCTGTTGCTGCATTTCATTGATTTGTGCTCGATAGTTATGCTGCTGTGCCGCAAGAGCTTCGTTTAATTGCGTATAAGCTTCATCGCCATGTATAAGCTCAATAATATCTCTTTGATGCTCAAGTTCATCAGTAATATTTTCATACTGTTCAACTCTACGATCCATTTGGTCTGCAATTTCATCAATAGCATCAAGGATAGCATCGCGTAAGTCATCAATTTCGCTTTCATAGTCTTCAATCATTTCTGTTGTCTGATCAAAAACATCTTTTGCTGTTTCGTAGAGATCGCCAGCATTTTCTCCAAAGATAGAACTTACGCCATTTTGTTCATACTGATTTATTTGATCTAATATATTCCCAAGATTGGTCATAGCTAAATCTAAATAACCAGTACCATACTCTTCCATCGTTTGATTGCCAAAAGAAGCTTGAGCTTCTTTCATCATATCAATTTGTGACTGCAAATATTTTTTCTGAGCTTCAGTAACCCCAGATGCTCCCATTTGTTCTTGAGTGCGGGCAATAAGTTCATCATAGAACTCATTTACTGTAGTGGTTGCAACATCAAAGTAATCTGTTAAATTGGCTACAGAGAGAGCCATTTGCCTAAACGGATCGTCAGAGCTTAGTCCGCTGAAAACTTGATTAAATTCATTTAAGGCTTCTTGAATATCTTTAATATTATCAGCAGCTTCTACAGAAGTTTGGAAAGCTTCAATTCTAATATCTTCAATTTGATCTTCTAAGTCTTCTAATGTTTGAAGAGTATCCTTCATGTCATTAGAGACTAATTCATCATAGCGCTGATAATCATCTTTAAAATCATCTAACTTGTCTTGAGCCTTTTCAATTTGCTTTTCTAAGGATTCTTGACCAGATTCAGTTGTTGTAGAGTTATACTTATTAATTAAACGATTAACTTCATCTGTGAGTTTTTGATGAATTTGTGCATAATTTGTGATGAAGCCTTCAGAATCAAATTTTATTCCATAATCTGAAGCAAGACTTTTGCGGAGTTCTTTTTGTTCTTGCTGTTGGATAGAAAGTTTTTCTTTTTGAAGTTCGATTTGACGTTGGATAAGCTCAATTTGCTTTTCCATATTGTCAATAACTTCAAAGCCAGCAAGACGATCTTGTTCCTCAGCAACTCTATCGAGATCGTTCGCAATCGCATCAATCATTGTATCGACGCGTTCATAGCGGTCGATTTCTTCTTCTATTGGATCTTTCTTTTGTGGAGTATAAGAGGAACCTTTGCCGCTACCACCAGAGCCACCTCCACCTTTGCGGCCACCGCCTCCGCCGCCAGAACCTCCGCGGCCTCCACCGCCTCCGCCAGAAGAAGACTGTTTGGGTACTGAAACATCAGAGTCTGGCATGTCTATACCCTTAAAAGACCATCCTTGGTCTAAAGCAAGTCCGACATTTTTTGTCCAAGATCCTAACTGACTGCTATAATTGCGCATAGCGCTACTAGCCTCTTGAGCAGTCATTCCCTCTGTCTCAGGTGGCTCAGGAGGTGCAGGAATTTCCATTGTTTGTCCATTTTTTTCAAGAACTAGACTTGCTCCACCAAGAGCATTTAAGTACGCAGCTAATAATTTTAATTCTGCGCTTGTAGCGTTACTTGTGTCTTGAACAATTCCTAATTGTTCATTAACTTGGCTAAAGTCTGCATAACCTTCAGCATTAAAAACTATTTGATTATTTGCGATTGCAGACCTTAGAGTTGTATAATCTACACCTAAACTGGCTAATTCTTGTCTAACTGGGCTGGTATCTATATGAATTAAAGAGTTGAGTTTTGCTCCAGCTCCTTCAACTCCATTTAACCAATCATTGACAGCTTGTTTGTTTTCTTCAACCCAATCAGTGCTTACTTCTAATCCTGTTAAATCTGAAAGTCCGTCGGAGACATCTTGAATGGCATCTTGATATTCTTGACTTTCTTTACTCCCATTTTCAAGGACGTCTGTATAATTTGCCAAGCTATCTCTAGCTTTTTCCCATTCTTTTGTTTCAATAGCATCTTTTAATTCACTTTGAGCATCTACCATTTCATAGTAGGCTTCTTGGGTTTTTTCAGCATCTTTACCATTTTCTTTTAATGTTTTAGAATATTTTTCTTGTGCTCTCTTTAAAGTATTTGTTTCGTCTCCAAGATCTTCATATTCAGACCCAAGATTTTGTAAACCTTTATTATAATCTTCTATTGTTAAAAGATCTTCTTCATAAGCTTTATCTAAGTCTTTAACAGAATCTACGGCTGCAAGAATCTCATCTCGCTGTTTAGTGTATCTCTCATTTGAATTGCCATAAAGTTTATCAGTATCAGAAGCAATAGTATAGAGATCTTTATCATCTCTAGCAAGAATGTTTTCAAAAGCATTTTCTTGATCAATACTGGTATTTAACTGTTCTGAAAATGCTTGAACGTATGCTTGAGCATCAGAGAAACCTTTTTGTCTCGCCCATTCATTAGCATCTTCAGTAGACATATCTCCAAAAACTTGTTCTACACTTAATGATCCCCCATTGTCAGACAGCATCGTTGATAGATTATTAAGCTCTCTACCAGAAAGTCCACTTAAATCAACGCCTTCTCCTGATTTCCATTCCGCTAAGAGAGAAGAGACTTGATCACTCCCAATTTTAGTAGCTAAATCTGAATTCGCTATACTATTTAAATTATCTGCTACTATAGACCATTTTGAAGCAGCTTGATCCATTGCATTCGCGCCAGCAAGAAATTGCTCCATAACTCCTCTACTGACAGTAATAGATTCTCCAGAAGCTGTTTGGAGTTGAGCATTTTCGCCCTTGCCGTCAATAGCCATATCCGCAGACATAAATTGAGTATTATTCCCAAGAGCTTCAGCGTAAGCTCTAGCCATATCTGCTGTTGACATTGCTTGATAATTAGATAACTGCTCTTGATATAAACTGCCTTCTGGATTTGCCATCTCTCCGATAGCAGCAGCTACTTCATTTGCTTGTTCTCCAGTAAGATCAAAACCATCTCGGCTTTGGAGAGCTGTCAACGCAGCTTCTTGAAGTTGCAACTGATTTGCTTGATCTTGAGAAGTTTTTTCTTGGTAAGCAGTTACAATTTTATCAGCACTTTCAGTAATAGCTTTGACTAAAGGATTGGAAACATCTGTTCCAAATAACTCTGCAACCTTATCTTCTTGATAAACAGATTGCTCACCATATTCTGAGATAAGGCCATATAGTTTGTCTAAATCGTCACTAGTAAGGCTTCCTATGACCCCAGAGGTGGGATCTATATAATTAATACTCCTTGTTAATGAAGTCTCAGAAGCTTTTTGATTTGCTTGATCTGCATAAACATCAGCAATAGTATTTGCCATTTGAGCAGTTTGAACTGCTTGTTCTTGAGCTTCTTGTAATTTTTGAATACCGACTTCGCTTAAGCTTAAAACTCCTTCATCTGTTCTAGAAACATATTTTGCTAATTCAGGATATGTTTCTAACATTTGAAGAAGCTGATCATTTGTTTCTTTTAATTTTGCGTTATATTCATCTGTACCTTTAGTTAAACCAGAAAGCTCTTGTTTCGCTGTGCTATACGCCGATAAATTATTTTCAAAGTCTGACTGAGCAGTTTTAGCGTTATTATAAGCTTCACTTAATTTGTTTGCATTTTCTGTCGCTTTTGCCGCGGCATCTGCGTCAGCATTATAAGCACTAATAAGAGCTGATGTTCCGCCAACCACCAAGCCTATAGCTGCAGAAATTGCAAGTAATGGAGGAAAAGCAGCTTTTAGGGCAGCTCCAAAACCATTAGTTGCTACTGTTGCTGCTGTAGCAGCTCCTGCCTCTGCTCCTAATGCTGCCGTCATAGTTCCTGTAGAAGCAGCAGAAGCTACTATTGTTGGATTTAAAGCAGCAAAAAGATCAATAATAGATATTATTCCGCCCTTTAAATCTCCTATACTACTAAGCACCATAGGGAGAGCCGTACCTAATGCCATAATCGTTTGAAGAATTTTATCTCCAAGTTCTAAATCTGCATTAGACCAAATACTTCCCAAAGACTGAAAACTCTGCCAAGCGAAAGCCAACTGACCTATGGCAGCAGTTGCATTAATTAGACTGCTAATTTGATCTTGTCTTACCCATTGCTGCTGATAAGATTCATTCATTCCTTGGTTTGCCTGCAAACGACTTTCATTGTAGATTAAATTATCCCGCATCTCTTCAAGCTGATTAGGAACTACAGCTCCTCCAGATTTTGCAGCTTCGCGTAGACTGGTGATTAAAGTATTTAATTGTCGATAACTTGCTAAAACAGATTCATCAACTTTTAAAGCTCCATCTTTATTGTCTAAAAAGTCAACGCTGTTTTTTAAGTTATCATATAATTTCAATAGACCTTCTGCACTTTCTTTATTCATGTTTAAAGAAGTGATCATGTCTTTTAAAGTCATTTCCAAAGCATCAATTGCAGGAATAGCTTCTGTAAAGGCTTTACCGCTAACAGTGCCAGTTTCAGAAAAAGCTAACTTTAATTCTGAAAGATTATAAGCAACGTCTCTTGTCTTATTTGAAATATTGTCTAGAAAATTTTGTTCATTTCCTATTTTGACAATACTTTCAGAATCTTGACTGTCTTGAATAAAATCATAATATTTAGAAGCATCTGTATTTTTTAAATTCAAAATACCTTGTTCGTTCAATTTTAAATTAATCAGATTTTCTTCAAGGCCACCTTCATAATTATCATTTGCAAGATTTAATAGTTGAGCCTGTCCAACAATTTGAGATTCTAATTTCAACTGCTGCTTTAATAGTTCAACAGTACGTTCTCTTTGTTCATTATAGCTAATCTGTTGCTCCTCTGACATACTGTTAGATTTAGCTAAACCTTCTGTCGTAAAATTTATTAAATCTTGAATTCTAGCATCATCTGAAGCAGTGTTTAAACCTAAATCTTGTAATCCTTGTAATGCGCTTTGTCTATTTTGTTTAGCAGCACTTTGTTTAGATCGATTACTAACAAAATTTTCTAAACCTCTTGCCATTGGCTGACTAAAAACTTTTAGAGCTATTGCTCCTAAACCATTTAAGGCATTAGAGGCTCCTCCAATAGAAGAAATCCAAGTTTGCGTTAAATCTAAAACTTGAGTTAACGCATCAATTGCACCGTAAAAATCATCTGTGTTAAATAAATCGTTAAAGATTCCTTCCATAGTAGCTTGAAGTTTATTTAATCGTCCTTCTAATGAATCTGCATAAACATCTTGCATTTTTTCCATTTCGCCATCTGCGGTCATAGACGCATCTTTATATTCAGCATAAAGGTCAGAACGATTCATCAAAGCTTCAAAACGAGAAAGCTGATATTTACCTGCTAAAGTGGCACCTACAGCAGCTTTTTGGGTGGTATCCATTGAAGACCAAACATCCATAAGATCTTCCATAATGTCACCCACATTACGCATTTTCCCTTCAGAATCAAGAACTGCTACTCCAACTTGTTCAAGCTGTTGAGTAACTTGACCCAGGTTTACACCATCGTCTAATGTTTCCCCCATGCCAATGTCTGACATACGAGCATAAATAGTTTTTAAACCATTACCAATATTCTCAGGAGCTTCACGAGTTACAGACTGAATTGTAGCAATTTGAGCTGCTAACTGATCCATGTTTACACCGACAGTATTAGCTGTAGATGCAGATTTTTGCGTTGCCGTAGCAAGTTCCTCTACGTCAGCAGCAGATACATTAGCCACCTTAGCCCAAGAATCAAGTGCAGCTCGCAGTTGTTCCATATTGTCATCCATGCCATAGGCATTCATGTACGCAGTAATCTGGTCTGAAGTGGTTGCAGTGTCCTGCTGAGAAACATTAGCTAAAGTGGTAGACATCTCTGCTAACTGCTGAGATTGATCTAAATTAAAACCTTGCTGTGCAAATACTAAAGTAGCATCTGTCATTGCTACAGTGGTGCTTCCAAGACTCTTAGCGACTTCATTCGCAGATTTTGCATACTCATTCATTTGATTCCTAGAATTTTCTGTAACCATCATAATATTGGTTAAAGAAGTATCTAAGTCTCTAACGTATTGGGTAGCTTGGTGAACAGAGTTTAAAATTCCTTGAAAACCACTAGCAATAACACCCCATCTTGCTGTATTACCAATAGTATTAAAAATCTTATCTGTCGTAGAGCTTACTGTTCGTAAACTAGTATCTAATTTTCCTAATTGTCCAATAGTACTTATAAAAGCTTGATTCCCAGCAGAGCCAGCAGCAGAAAAAGCTGTTCCTAAATCTCCAATAGAAACTTTAGCATTAGACAATGACTTAGTAAATTTAGTCATATCTAACATTCCAAGCCTTGTATTAAATGAATCATTTAAAGCTTTTTTAAGTGCAGCTATCTTAGACTGTGCATCTCTATAAGTATTATCAGCAATAAGTTGTTGATTCGCCATTCTCTGTAGTTCAGTTTCTACCTGACGAATCTGAGCCTGTAGTTGAGCTACTCCACTACTATCGAGAGTAGTCTCAATATTATAGTGAACAGTATTAGAATACTTTGCCACTCTCTTCTTCACCTTCCTTTATAAAAAAAATAGAGCCAGTGAAAACCACAGGCATCCTTATATCTCTTAATTTGGGCAAAAAAATAAAGCCTACCTTATTTTAAAGTAGGCTTTATAATTTAATATTGTTTTGACCAATAGCACTATTCAGTTAAAAGTGACTCTCCGCTATGAACTGCCTTGAATTCAGGCTTAGTTTCTTTCGCGACTTCATTATTCATGCCCCAGTTATCAGCAATTTTTAGCACCTCTTGGATCCCTGATTGAGCAGAAGCTTCTTTCAACTGTTCAGCAGCAGACTTTACAATATCTCCTGTAAAAGTTTGAATAGTATCAAGCAAACCTCGTGCGGAATGAGCATATTGAGTGTATTCTGAGTACCAATTTTCTCCATTTTCCGCAAGTAATTGTAACTCTACTGAAAAATCGTTTGCCATATTCTCCAAGATACCCTCTTCTAGCATCTTATCCCAAGCAGTATTAATATTCTTTGCTACAAGGCTAGAATATTCATCTTTATGTTCAGGATAAAGAATAATCGCCGCAAACAAATACAAAGCACGATTAAAAATAAAACTATTCATAAATCCACTATCATTCGCAGCTTCAATAGAAAAAGCAATAATGTCATACATATCTTGAGTAGATAGAGCAGATTGCTTTTCTAATGTTAAATCAATGGCCATTGATTTATACCTCCTTATATCTCTAATATTTTAAATTTACTATAACATAAATTTTTCTCTATGTCAACTAAACTCTTAAAACATTTGCAATAAAATTCTTTGATATATCCATTTTTATATCAAGAATCATAGCGTTTAACATCCTTGAAGTATTATTCCATGCAACTTCTGAACGCTCAACAGCGGCAACTAGATTAGGACCAGTTTTTCCAATCCAAGGCGCTTTTGCCGCAAAATCACTTCTGCTATAATCTGGAGAATATGTAGCATACGGAGTTACATCTTGATTCATTGCACTTTGAATAATTTGTTCAACACTTACAATTCTATCCCCAATAATCATATATTGAGCTTGTTCTTGCCTTGCATATCCCGCAAGAGCAGATAAAAACCCATTATATGCCACATTATCTTTAAATTGTTCCCAATAGCTATCTAAATTTTCTCGTGAAGAATGGGCAACTAATAATTGAACTAATCCATGCATTTCTTTAGAGTTCATATTCATTTCTCTATTTAGAAAATTCAAAAAATTGGCATTGTGATGCAATGATAAGTATGCTCCACTGCGTTTAATTAATGGATTGTTTGGATAAAAACTTAAATGCCTTTTATCTGTAGCTCTAATTAAAGAAACTTCAAGATTATCTTTCATCATAACAATTTCAGAGTCTGATTTTGAAATTTTTTTATTAATACGTTTTAAAGAAGCATTTACTCTATTTTTTAAAGCAACCCAAGTATCATTCCTAGTAAAATTTTGTCTGATTGTAATTTGTGAAGTTCCTATTGTTTTTGGCATTAGCATTTTAGAAATTTCTTCCTCTTTTTCTAAAACTTTTTGAGTAGCACTTAGTAACGCCATACTACTTGCTAGCTCATGAGAAGAAGTTCCAGCAGTGATAGTTAAACCTCTACATTGATTTTTCCAAGATTTAGTAACATTATCCCAGCCTGTAGGAACATCTTTAACCCCCTGCATCATAGAGATAGAAGCTAAAAGAGCTAATACTTCTTTTTCAGTCCTAGTTAAATTTTCATACCCTCTAATTTGTCCATTTTCCAATGTTTGCGGCATATCGAACATGGTTCCATCAACTTGGCTATTTCTAAAATTAGCAATAATTTCTTTAGCTGCTTGACTTTTGGAAGTATTGGGCAACATTTTTCCAGCAGCAACACTATTTAAAATGTATTCATCTATAATAGCTTCTCCAAAATTTCTAATTAACTCTGGGGAAACTATTTTTTGAGCAACCTGATAAAGTATTCTAGCCCCTTCATTTAACTCATTTAGCCAAGCAAAATCAGATTTTTCAACAATACCTAAAGCCTCTTCTATACTTGTTGGCTCTTTTCCTACATTCGGCAAAACAGAAAATTCATCTAAGTCTCCGCTTAAAGCCTTGGGATCGGCATCTAACTGCCTATATAATTCATCTAATTTATCTATAGATATTCCAGAATCCGCAGAGGCTCTTTTTATAAAACGGCTCCGTCTCTGTTTCGCATTTCTTAATTGTCTAGATAAAATTTGTTGTTTAGCCTGAAAATATCGTCCAGTTAGAAAAGAAGTTCCACCTTCATAATGCTCCCACCAATAGTGAAGATAATCTGCAGGATAGGCTGTTATTGCATTTGCGTAAGGCATAATTCACCTCCTTATACAACAAAAAAGGGCACCCCATTAGGAGTGCCCTTTAATTTTAATTTATTCGCCTGGTTCAAAAGTTGCAGAAGCACAATTAATAGTGTAAGTTACACCATTTGTCTGAGCGTCTGCGTCACCAGTGGTAGGATAAACAGTGAATGTACGAGTGTTATGCTCTTCGCTAAATGCGAGAATGAGAACCATAAAATCATCACCGTCATCGGTCTGACCAAAGATATGACGCTTTTGAGGACCAGCTAAGGTCTGCATTACAACGACTTCATCTTTCTTACCCATTAATTTAATAGGAAGATAATAGTCTGTTTGATCAGCTCCACTATAAGCATTCCAATCAGGAGTATGCTTTAAAGTACCAGTCACATTAAAGGTCTTAGAACCTTCGTCATAAGCAATAGCTACACCGTCTACAAGATCGTTCATCTGCTTTCCAGAAAAGCACTTGGAGCATCTGCATTGGTTGCAACAGTAGATTCCGCGATAGGATCATCTTCAACTACAATAGGCTCTTCGCCTTCGTTAAAGATAGAGCCTTTATACCATTCGTCTACGTCTGCATCAGAAGTACGACCTTCATGACCCATTACATTCTTGGTACGATAATTGTGAGAAGCAGCAGTATTGTCAAGAACCTGAAGAACTGCCATTACCTTCTTTTTACGATTAAACTTAGTGAATGCTGGGAAGCAGTCAATAGTAAATGTAAAGGTAGAAGGATCACCAGAGTTTGCCATTGTGAATGTAAAGTTGGACTGAATCTTACCACGAGGAATAACAAATTCTGCAGGAAGGTCAGAACCAGTTTCTTCATCACGGAATAAGGTAGAAGCTTCAATGTAGTAGTAACCAGCAAAGCTCTCAGCATCAATCTGCATTTCATAAGCACCTTCATCATGTACTTCATAGCAGTCAATGCGAACAGTGTCGCCAACTTCTACAGGCTCATCTTGACGAGGATCGCCAGGAGTGTCAGAACCAATAACAAAAACAATGGTCTTTCCTGTAGCCTGAACTTCACCATTGGCTCCAATGACAGCAGGTTCAAGAGAAGCACCATCAGCACCAAGTACCATTACCTGAGCATCAGTTACTGCAGAAAGATATTCTGCCTGAGCACCAGCAGAGTCAAGAGTCATAGGATAGACAGGAGCTTCTTTAGAAACTACAAGAGTAGCACCATTACGATCTTCATCAGTAAGCTTAACAACAATCTGTTCACCAACTTTTTCAGCTACCATGTCATAATTAGCATGAACATAAACTTTTTGAGCATCGATGCCGTTATCAGTGTCTGCCTTACGACCTTTAATTACACCAGCTCCAGAAAGGACAGAAAAGCTGATTGGAGACATTAAAGCATCTTCAAGAGTGAAGGTAAGGGTCTTTTCACCGTCCCAACCAATGAGGCGAGGATTGCCCTGGCCACCCTGAGCATATACAGTGGTAGCAGCACCTTCAAGGCTAGAAGTCTTTGCGGTATCAATGTAAAGAACAGGCTGATACGCGTCAAAGTGTTGATTGCCAATGTCTACAGAGGTTAAAGGCTTGAAAACAACATCGCAAATCTCACGAACACCAAAACGATTCATGTGTATTTTCTCTCCTTCTTAGAAAAATCTGTATACATCTTTTTCCTTAATGAAAATATAAAAATATCTTCATTCTTTTATACAAACATGGAAACCATGCGTATATATTAACAGTAAATATTGTCCATCCAATTATCTGGTTCATCCATTTTACTAACGTCCATAAGAGGAGTAGTCGCAACTTTTTGATAAAAGTCATAGGATATTTTCTTCTGATAACGAAGAAAAGCATCATATAATTGAAAAGGAGTATAATTAAAAAAGATATTAATATCCATTGCAAGTCCAATAGAAAGCACAGAAGCGTACTCTCCAAATAAACTAGAATTAAGATCTTTTTCTTTATTATGATTTAATTCTTGTCGAATCTGATTACCTCTCTTTAATTTTTCCGCAATCTCAGCAGCTTTATCGTTCGCTGGATTATACTCTTCCTCCCGTTCTGCGGATTGGGGTAAAAAAAGAGCTTTTAATTTATTTTGAAAAAATTCAAAATTCATTGGATTGATTTGTCCAACGATTCTTTGGTTTTCGCCTACAAGAAAACAAATAGAGCCAGGGTCAAATCTAATCTCGTAATCAGGAAAAATTAATCCTAGAAAATCTGAAACAGCTCTTCTAGTTTCCTTATCTTCGTCAATAATTACCATTAATAACTGAAAGTCTGATAACATAGCTAATCGGGAATTGCCCTCTTTAACTTGTTCAACCATGCGGCTTGCCTTAGTAAAAAAGTGAACCCCCATTAAAAAGTTATCTTCTCCAAAAATACAAATTTCTTTAAGCTTAGGTTGAGTTACTACAATATTACAATTTTCAATAGGAACTTGACCTCCGCAAAGAATCTTTGCTAAATCTCCATTTAACTCCATCATATCTTATCGCACCTACAATAAATCTACAGGCGCAGGAAGATCATTATTTATGTTTTCAGAGTCATCAGCTTCACTATGTGTCGCTACATATCTGAGAAGAACTCCTCCAAGATACTCATTAAGAACTAATTGACTAGCCCCTAAGAATTGAAGAGTTCCAATTCCAGAAAGTTTAGATTCATTTAAGATGCCATCCACATACCCCGCAATCATCCAAGGTCGAAGATTATAATCATCCATTTCCCAATAGTCTAAATGAGAAATAATGCTAAAGCTAATAACACAATCTCTGTACCTTGGATTGTTTGTAGGAACAAAATCATCAAACTCTAAAATAATATATGATTTTACCTCCTCATGTTCTCCAAAAGGAAGTTTAGGAGTTGCTCTAATAAAATGAGCATCATGCATATCTTTAATCGAGTAACGATCTATAGTAGTTTGATATTGAAGTTGATTAGTGTCCAAACAATCTGGAGCATTTACAATAAGCAATCTTTTTAAATAATTACTATATGGTTTGCTCTCTACAAAGAGCTTTCTCCAAATAGTTTCTTGATCTTTATTAATGGATAAAAAAGTCGATTTATAATTAGTGCGAAGAATGTTAGAAGCTATTTTCTTTACCATCTATATCTTTCACCTCTTTTATAAAGACTTAATATCAATTTCTAAGAAAGTTGTTGTGCCATCTTCCAATAGACAATCTAAAACAAATTTACCCTTTTTACCAGTAACAATTTCAACCTTACAAGAATCTTCGTTAAATTCTATAATCTTTGCTAAATTAGAATTAATAGAAAATTCTCCCTTTTTGTTTTTCAACCAATAGGTATGAGTATCATAAGGATAAACAACTTGCGGACCTTGAATAATTGGTTTTTCCCAATCAACATTTACTTTTAATAATTGATCGCCATATTGAAGAGTAAAAGGCTTAACTGTTCCCGCATAAATTCTAACTTCACAAATGCGGCCATTGTCTTTAATACTCTCAATTCTGACTCTTGGATTGTCAATTACAGACCACTCGTTATCAGGAGAATAGTATTCAGCATCTATCATATATCCTACGATAGTATCTGGTTTAACTAAAGTTTCTCCAATAATAGTTGGCTTAGGATCTATTTCAATCTTTGAATTTTGACGAATCTTAGGTAGCTCTTCTATCGTATTATCATAATACTCTTGGACTTCTAATTCAATTATTCCAGGAACAGTAATAGAGTCAGTAACTTGAACTTCCCATTCATGTCCATCAAGTTTTACGCGAGTAAATCTTTTAAAATAATTTTTTGTATTTTCATCATTTTTAATATAAATAGTCCCAGACAAATTTAGTTCATTAACATTAATCTGATTCTTTTGGAGCCATCTTAAGTCTGTTTCTGTCGGTCCTTGAAAATAAATCCAATATTCTTTTTCGTTTACTTCCAAAGTATATCTACAACGAATAATTTCAGATTGTAAGTAAGCAGTTTCTGTAATTACTGGAAGATAAACCATCCAATGAGTACCATCATCTAAGCATTCAAACGTATCTCCAGCCTCTAAGCCACTATCAAATTCTACTGAAATATATTCTTTATCATAATCAGCTTTCAAATTATTAGTATTTATCAAACAAGGCCAGGCCGCATGTAAAGGTGTCTTTATCATTCTAGAATTGTAACTATTTTTTAAAGCCCACCTTAAAGACCTAAGCTTTTGTTGATTTATTCGACCAATTTGATTGCCGCCAAGATACTCCATTCTAGCTGCCAAGGTTTTTATAGACATTAATAAACCTCCTTGACACTATTCTTTATCCAATTTCTTTTCAATTGAACTAATAATAGAGCAGCATTCAAAAATACATCTTCTATATTCGTAGAACTCTAAATCATTACCTAAAATTAATAATCCCTCAAGCTTACTCAAAACTCTAAGCCCCTCGTTTAGTTGAGGTAAAAGATTAAACAATCCAGATAACTCTATAATTAAAGTTGACAAAGGCTTTTGCCAATCCTGACCTTCTTCCCGCAAAGGAAGAAGTCTATAAATTTGATTTACTACTCTATGTAAATTATAGCAAATAGAGCTGTTAGTAATATCTGTCTCATATACTGTAAACATATTACATCGGCTCCATGATTTGCTGGAAGGTAGTCCTCATACGTCCGTTCTTGTCTTTCCTTCTTCGACAATAAAGACGCTGTAAATGAAAACCTTCTCTTTCATGATCTTGTTTTAAAGCTAAAAGTTGCTTCATATGGCTAGCTTGTGAGGTAAAACTAAAATCGCTTCCACTGTACTTTTGCCGCACAAGATCGACATTGGCTAATTGAAAACCAAGCCATTCCATTATCATGTATTCTCTGATAATACGCATTTCTTCTACAGTAAGTTTTGTAGTAAAACGCTTATTTTCTAGATCTAAATCAAAAGGATCTGCCCATCTTGGAAATTCAAAATGCGGCAAAGCAGCAATTAGAATTTCTTCTAACATTGCTTCAGTATCTTCTTTCGTCATTTCCATGAACATATCGTCTGTAATTCCTGAAAGAAAAAAGTCATAAACTTCCTGGAAAGATGTTCTTACAGGCTCTATTGGAGTTAAAGGAGCAGACAAACCTACTGTTTGTTCTGGCATATATACCTCCTAATTAGCAACACTTACACGGCGACCGCGCGCATTAGAGTTTTCACTAGAAACTCGTCTCCGCTGACGTTGACCTTGTTTTTCTTCTTGACCTTCATCATATCCAGCTTGTTCTTCAAAAGTAATCATAGAATTAATTGAAAAACCAGTACTTTCTTCAATAGCTTTTCTTTTTGCCATATCGTTAATTTTTAACTGTCTAGCTCTAGAAATAATTAAATCTACAATTCCTTCAGGTGCGAAATCTAGCGCATCTAATAGGCTATCCATACTACCAGAAGTTAAAAGATCATCAACGTCTTTCTTTGTCCATTTATATTCTATAGTTTGAGGAGAAACGCCAAATTCTCGTGCTAATTCATCGTCCTCAACACAAAGATAATTTGTTAAAAGGACATTTCCTCCATGAGAATAATTTAGCCTACGAAGCAGGTCAGCTTCTAATTTCTTAGTTTCAAAAGGATTAAAAACAATTCTACGGTGAGTATCTTCATCCTTAAAAACTACTGAATGATCTACTAGATTGCGAACTTGAACCAATTGTGTATCAGCTACACTCATTTTAACTCCTTTTATCTCTTTTATTCTAAAATAAGGGGTGAGAAAGAATCTCACCCCTTAAAACATGTTATTTACGGCTCTAACTACCAAGCCTTAAGCAGTAGCATTCTCAGCATTGATATAATACTGAACCTGATCTTCAACTACGTCAGAAGTAGCAGTCATACCAGTTGAGTCTTCAACTGTAGCACCTTCACCATCAATCCAAACAGTAGGCTTGCCATACTCTTCAGTTGTATTTGTAATAGGCGCTGTTATGATCAGTTTAGCATCTGCCAATCCTTCAGCCGCACCCTTAGAAACTTCTATGCCGCCAAAGTGATTTCCAGAAACATCAATGTTCTCTCCAAGAGTAACTGTTGAACCATTAACAAGAATACCTGCGTTACCACCAGAAGCCTTAATATTGGAAAGTGTATAAGTACCATTATAGCACTGAACACCATAAGTGCTATTCCAGGATTCTGTTAAAGCAGTGTTGTTAATGTTTAGATTCTTTAATTCAGAGCCACTCCCTAATAGAACTAAATTTTGTCCTACAGTAGAGAAAGTCATTGTTTTTCCTCCACCGTCAATTGTCACAGGCTTAGAGACTGTCATTGTAGTTGGAATATTAATGTCTGCTGTTAAATTAATAGTGGTAATATTAGGATCTTCTAAAGCAGAGGTCAAAGAATCAAAATCTCCAACCTCTGCGGTATCTTCTGGATCTGGCTCAGGAACCGGATCTGTTCAACGAGTTGCTTTCTTAAGATTGGTGTTGCGATAGCTGCACATCCAGTGATTTAGAAGTGTAGCAATACCAAACTTCTTATAGGTCTGGAGATCGCGGGACCAGTCATCGTTATTTTCAACCTCGCGAACTGCAGTAGGACCTTCAAAAGCAAGCTTTACAGGCTTATCAGAACCAACAGGAATAATATATGCCTGAGCAGGATCGATAACCTTTTCAGTGTTGGTTTCATCAACCATAGACTGAGGAAGAATAATTACGTTATGGTTCTTGTAAGTGCCAAGCCAACCATTGTTCCAAAGATTATTCTTAATTTCGCTAGAAGCCCAACCCTCAGCAGGTTTCATGGTTGCCGCAAACTCAGAAGTGCAATAAATTGCAGACTGACCATAAGAGTCAGCGATAGCTAAAAGCTGATCCATTGTAGCTTCGTCAAAGCCAGCGACTTCTGCCTTGTTTGCAGCAGGAAGTGAAGCGATTGCAGCTTCAAGAGCCTTAGCAATTTCCTTATAGATATATTCGTCCATGCCCTCAAGAATTACATCAGTAAGTTCAGAGAACTGAATACGACCATCAAGGAATTCCTCAAAACCGATACGACAAGCAGCACCAATAGCACCCATCTTTACTTCGATTTCAGTGCCATCAAGCATGAATACTTCATAACGACCTGCAAGACCAACCTGAGTTACAAAAGTCTTAGCACGCTTGCGAGATGCTTCAGTAATACGCTTGCGGAAAATTGCCTTATCGCCCTGTGCAAGAGTCTTTACTTCAGCGAAGTCCATGTACTGCTGTTCAACCTTACGAGGAAGAACTTCATCAATAGTCTCTTCAATAAGACGGAAAATTGTGTTTTTATTCTCACGATATGCAGCATAACGATTCTTAGCGCTCTCTCCACCAAGAAGCTTAGAAAACTCATTGCGAAGAGCTGCATTTACTTCTGCGGCTGAATACTTTTCAACCTGACCATTCTGTTCAAAGGAGTAAGCTACAGGAGCATTCTTGTCAGCGCGAACGGCCGCAAAAGCAAGATTACGTAAATCTTTATAATCCATTATATAACTTCCCTCCTTTAATTAAGCAATAACCTGAATCTTAACTGCGGGCTGTAAATCAGGCATAGTGGTTTCTTTAACTACCTTGAATGCGTGCTCACCTTCAGCAGCTTCGCCCTTTTCAAGGATACCATCAGTGCCAACCTTAAGGTCATCGCCTACAGTATACTCAGCTTCATCTACCATGTTAGTTGTAAAAATATCGCCAGGAACCATTGCAAAAACACGAGGAACCATTACACCATTGTAAGCATCCTCCTTTGTCATCGCAAAATCCTTGTGCATCTGATGACGTTCATCGTAAAGCTTCTCTTCATTGAACACCATCATCCAAGGACCTTCGCCTGTGAAGTTGCATTCACCAGCAGCATAGTCATACTTTACAAACATGCCATTCTGAAGCACTTCAATTGATTCGGCTGCGGGTAACTGCGCATATACCTGCCCATTGCGAGGAGCAGAAAGGTGATTAGGCTCAACATAGCCATAACCATCACGAGCAATTGTTACTGCCATTTAGTTCTTTCCTCCTTTAAAAATTATTTTCTTTTACTTGACGGAGTGCTTCCACCATAGGAGGAACAAACCCCGCAGACTGATTATCAAGTGAGAAAGTAGTAATAGGAGATTCTTCTTCCTGCTCTACTTCTCCATCAATAGTTGTAAAATCAACATTCTTTCGTACATAAGCTAATGCGAGCTTTTCTTCAATCTCTTCATAAGAGTATTCAGTTTTATGAGCCATAACATCAGCTTTATCTTCATCACTAAGCATAAAATACTTATTGATTAAAGCTTCTTTCTTTAGATTCTCTTGCTGAAGCTTAAATTCACGAAGCTCTTCAAGCTCTTTCTTCATAGCTTCAAATTCTGCTTGCATATCCTCAGATTCTAAAGAATTCTTAGTTCCTGCTTTCTTTTTCTTATCATCCTCTTCAGTAGGCTGATCTTCATCAGCAGGCTTATCTTCTGCGGGAGTCTCTTCAGAAGTTTCTTCTTCCTTCTTTTTCTTATCTTCTTCCGCATACTTTTTCTTTTTATCTGAACCACAAGCAAAATCTACATCTTCAGAATCCTCAGAATCGTCACCTTCATCAGAAGCATCCTCAGAGGTTTCTTCTACTTCTTCAGTTTCAGCTTCAGTCTCTTCTACTTCTTCAGCAGTTTCTTCAGTAGTTTCTTCTACCTCTTCGACCTGTTCTTCAATAGGCATATCCGACCCTCCTTTGTTTTGTAGTGCAAATTTTAATTGATTCATCATACTAAATAAAGTTTGTGAGAATTCAGGATCTTTACTAAAATTCTTACTAACTTCTGGACTAGTAACTGACGCACCTTCAAAACAAGGTTCTACGTCGTCACCTAAGATACATAACTTTGTGAAGATTGCATCATTGATAATAAAAAACTCAATTCCAGTATTACTGTCTGTTGCCCAACGACCCTTTAAGCTCTCTTCGTCAAGTTCCATGGATTGACCTTTTCCTTCAGTTAAACAAGATTTTACTTCAGGATATTGACCTGTCCAAAGATAGCCAGAAGTCATAAGATACTCACGCTCTTCTTCATTTCCAAAAGCATCAGTATCAATAAATTTCTGGAACCAAACTTCAGCATCAGGAGCTACAAAACCATAAGGAACAGTTTTGCAAGAAAAAGTGATTTCTCCATCTTCAATGTGCATTACATGCCCATGATCGCCAAAGTCCTCTATATCTTTTTTGAAGGCTCCAACAATAGGAGTCCCAGGAAGAGAATTTGCCATTTGGATAGCAGTGTTTTTATCTATAAAAGAACCATTTCTATTTTTCCCTAGATAAAAAACTTTTATTTCACATTGAGAAATACCAGGGTTCAGAGCATCTTCTTTTAAGTTAATAAATTCTGGTGCATCAATGGTTGCCACAGATCTATTATTATTCACTTAAACCCCCTATGATTGACTCTCTTTATTTTGAATTGTTTTAGTTGATTTTTCTTCATCTGGAAGCTCAGGTCTTCCACCCTCACTTCCCGCACTTGGCTCCCCTTTATTTTCACTGTTTGTATTTCCACTCATAGTAGAAGACATCTGAGGAGGAATAAATAAATCATTCAAATTCATTAATTTATTTTCAAAGTAAGCCATTGAAATTAAAGTCAATTGAGAATGTCCAAGAGCTATTTGAGGCAATAATTTAGAAAAACCAATAGTAGTTTGTTCTTTATAAAGTTTAGCTAAGTCTTTATAATTATAAATTGTAGTAGGTAACATTTGTACCTTATAAAATAATCTTTGCGGAGATTTATTGAAAGGCTGTAAAAGTTCATTAGAATAATCTTGGAATTGCAACAATAAATCTGTTAAAGTTCCTTCGTCGTTAGCAATACTTTTTTCCAACGCTAAATTTCCGCTAGTGTTGAATTGCATCTGACTTACACCAGCATTGTTATAAACAGTTCTTTCAACTTTCTCTAACTGGTCAACAGAAGAAACATTTCCTTTGTCAGACATATCTGCTACACTAACATCTGCAAAAGTGGTAAGTACATCTACTCCAATAGCATCTGCTAACATAGCTACAGCATTATTGTGTAACGCTTGAGCTTCTTCTACATCAAAAATCAAATCACCGTTCTTATCTATTGGCATCTTTTGCACAATAATTCTAAGAATTTGTTGAAGCATTTTCTTTCTATCTAAATCTTGTGCTTCTTCTAAGTCCAATAGAGAAGGAATAATTGCGGCAAATAGAGGAGCATCTGTGCTGCTCAAATTAAATTTAACCGTATTAGCTGGATCAAGAACAAACCATCCTGCATCGTCACTCTGGAAGTCTCTTGGAAGTTTGCCATTCAGATAATCAAGATACGCCTTGTGAAACTCTTTAGGAAACATCTTTAAAATTCTTATCCTATAGTCCACATCTGAAAAAGCATCATTAAAATATTTAATGTTGAATTCTACAACAGGATTGCCATTTAATTCATATCTTGAACGACAATAATCCACTGGTAATTCTTGTATAAAACTAGCTTGTTTCTGTGCCCTTTTATAGCCATAGTAGCAACCATTCTTGATTACTTTCAAAGCTATTTCTCCAAAGTTCTTTTTTAGATCAGAATTTTCTAAAAATAAAGAAGCTTTATACCAGCCTTCAATAATTTTTTCATCTTTTATTTTACTATCATTTACAACTGGGACAATAAACCAATCGTATCTATATAGATAAGCCATATAACGACAGAGACGAGAATAGATGCCGCAAGTATCAAAGAAATAATTAGAGATACTTCTTAACTCTTTTAGATTTCTTTGATCTAAGGCTCTTTGAACTTTTTCTTTGTCTATTTTCTTATTTGGTTTGTACCAAAAATCTATATTGGCTGTAACATCATTTCTTAAAGTTTCTTTTCCAATTCTAATTTTGTTAAAATCTAAGGAGGATTTTTGAGTAGAAACTAATCTAAAATCGCGTTCAACTTTATTTTTTGAACTTGCCAATTTTCACCTCCCTTAATGTCCAGCCATCCTCATTATATAATCATAAGAAATTTTATTTTCTTCATAATAAGGAATTGTTACTAATCGAATATTGTGGTCTAAACAATATTTTCTTTTTTGTATATCATTATATTTTTGTCTACTTACTCCTCTTGAGCCACCATACTTAGCTACAGGAGTATAATGCTGCTTTCCATTAAATTCAATTAAAAAATCAAGTTTTCCATCTTCAGTGAAAACTGCAAAATCAAATCTTAATTTTCTTCCACTGCTACTTACTAAATCAGGAAATTCATACTCTTCTTGGAAAGAAATTCCAGCATCAGTTAAAATATCATATATTTTCATTTCACCTAGAGAATCTCGCATATTTAACCTCTCTAAGACAATACTAATAATTTATAAAAAAGTAGAAAATAAAATAATTCATTTCTGCCCTCTTTAACGCCCCGTAGTAAAGAACATAAAATCCTTAATATTTCTACCTTTTCTTTTATGATTCTTTTTCTCTTGAAGATTACACCAATATAGTCCATATATTAAAGCTGAAACTTTGTCCTTTTTAATCTTGCGGGAGGCTTGCTTTAGAATGATATTAGCACCCTCATTCTCTTGGACAAGATTCATCAATTGTGACTTTAAAATACTTGTTTCAACGTATGGCCGCAAATAGTCAGCTCTTTGATTAGGAGACATTTTCTTTCCTTGAGCTTGAGCCATAAGTTTATTTTTAGCAACGTTTTCATCTATCAAGAATTTTAATTTACCAGATAGCAATTGAGACTGACAATAAGAATACATTTCTGAATTTAATGGCTGATTAGCTTTCATAATATACATAGCATTATGAATAGTATCAGGAGTTTCAAATTTCTTATAAACGCGTTCCTCATCATTATAGACTCCCCAATTATACAAAGTCTCATCTGTATCAGGGTCAATTTGATCTTCAACTAAAAAGTCTACAAGTCCTACGCCTAAGCCATTACCGTCAACAACAGCAATATTGCATTTGTATTGATTAAACAGTCTTTTGATTTTAATAGCTTGTAAACCAAAGTGATCTTCTTCAAAAGTATAAATATTTACAATTTGTTTAACTGCAACCCCTGTAGGTGCTGGAGTTACTTTTATTACAACTACTTCTGTAGAACAGCCAATTCGTCCAACGTCGATTCCAAGAGCATAATATCCTTTAGAAGAGATACCTTTATTATATTTTGTTTCCGCAATATTTAGAATTCTACATTGGTCAAATTTGCTAGAATTAAAGAAGGCTCCTTCAATATTGCCTGCCCAAATACTATTATATTCTCGGTCAAACCCTGCTTCGTCCATAGAATTATCCATTTCTTGAGATTGAATAAAGTTTGCGGGCTGAAGACCTTCAACAACAGGAATCTTCCAGTCTCCTCCTAAGATAAAGGCTTCTTCTGGCTTACCAACCATTTCACATAATGTTTGAATTAATTTATCATAGCTGTACGTGTCTTTATCATTTATATTCTGCAAGAGTCGCTAATTCTTGCACGTTCTCCTATGAACTGCTGTATGTTACCACACAGATTAGACTATATCTTTACGCTTTCGCGCATCCCCCATTTCCACTATCAATCGCTTATAGTGTACGTATAAAATACTAGTCGTTGAACCTTCTATCTAGGAAGATGTTTCCATGTATCTCCTCTTTTAATATGATTTAACATATTTTTATTTAATTGAGGAACTGCTAATTTAATTTCTTTTAATCCTTTTCCTTCTTTTATCATCTTTATAATAATTTTCGCTTCATCTTCAGATAACTTAGCTTTCCCATGATTTTCTCCAACAGTATTATTTAAATTAGTTTCATGAGCAAGTCTTGTATTTTCAGAAGCAGTAACCCATTCTAAATTACTGAAAGAGTTATTCTTTTTATTTCCATCAATATGATTAACTGTTAAGTTTTCCATATTCTCACAAGGATAATAAGTTATCATTAGCAGTCTATGAATTCCAAAATGAGAATGTTGATTTTCTGAAGTAATTAAACTAACGACTTCATAACCATCTTTGTCAATAGAGGTTGTCATAAAATCTTTTTTATAGTAGCTATATACTTTACCATCTTCGGTAATGGCATAACTGTTTTGTTTAATCTTACTCCATGTAATTTTTCTCATTTTTCTCCTAAATAGCTTGGCTGCTGATTGTCCTAAGCTGCTATTGGCAGATAGGATGTTCCAGCAATTAAAGGGATTTTAGCAGAGCCTAAAGTTAACCCTGCACTCGTTACAAAAACAGAACTTTGATTTAGAACCTCTTTAGGGTCTACTGTTCCATTTACCTGTCTTGAAATAACAAGAGTCGGCATAATAATTTCTGTCAATTTATCCTGGTCAATCTTTGCGCATTCTTCTACTAATAATCCTTGGAAACGAGCACCACGAGTAGATTCTGTCATTGCAACATTCTGGATTGTAGAACCATTTTTAAAACTATAAGTTACTTGGTCTTTAGATTGACTAGTTTGTGCAATTTTTCCTCTAGTATCCCAGATAATTTCATTCGCAAGTGCAGGAATTAATTGACAAATTTCTTGCATTTTAGAAGAAAGAATTTGTGCTGACTGTGCTTTCAGTTATGTTATCGCAAGAGTTTTTTATCTCTTGCTTCTAATACTTCTTGATTCGTATTAGCTCAGCATATCTTTTCTTCTCTTTTAAGAGAAGTCGCGGCCTCTTGGGAAGATTATATCTTTTCACTTCCTATGCGTTGCCCCTGACTGCGCTTTACACAGCCTTCGGTTCGGATTACCATTCCAGGCTTCTCCGCTTAATTCCGCGATAATAATAACATAGGTTTCCCTATGAAACGGCATAATAATAATTATAATATTTTGAATATTTTCTGTTTAAATAAATATTAGAGTCTTTATACAACCAATCACAAATTTGTTTTACTTGTTCTTGAGCGCCTAAAACAATTCTTCTAATTTCTTGTCCTTTTTTATTATAATGAATTGTTCCTTGGAATAACCCCACTCTTTTTTGCAGCCCCTCTAAAAAATCTTTCGTTCCCAATAGTTCATAATGCATTTTGCCCTTAGTTACACACAAACAGCCATCTCCATCAGTATACCCACGAACAAAATGCCTCAATAAATCATCTGGAACTTGTTTTTTAGTAGGAAATTTTAGAATTAAAGATTTATTAGGAACACACCCTAATTTTATTAAATCTTGTTTTATTTTTTTTGAACGAAAACAGTATCTATAAGACTGTTGTTTTTCTCTAAAAGCAATTTTATTATTATTTCCAATAAAATTCCTAAATTTTACAAGATGTTGATAATCCTCTTTCTGCAAACCAAGTTCAATCTGATTGTCTCCTTGCTTACTTCTAACAGTACCATCTGCAAATAGAAAACCTAACCAATATGCTTTTTCTTCGGTATCTATTTTACTAAACAAATCTTGATGAGTTGTATTCAAATTATATTGATTCATAAGTCGGTCAAACCGCCTTCCATAATTATTATTTTTTATCTACCATCCGCCACAGTAGCTAATTTGGCTCTAGGATACAAAACAGCTTTTATCATCAAAGATAAAACCGCAAGGAAAGATTTAGAAAAACCTCGACTAAAAACGGCGTATACTGTTTTATACCTCATTACAATTCTTAGGTAAATTCTTTGAAAATAGTAAAAATGAAAAGTGTTATCAGGATTCATAGAGCAAAGATAATCAATAAATTTATCAGGATATTTTCTCCAATAGGCAATAATATCTTGATAACTCTCAATATTCTCTCTAATTTTATCCTTATCTATCTCTACTACTTTATTTGTCTTATCTATCTTTAAAGTAGTTTTTAATAAGCTTTTTAAACTCACTAGAAGTCTCCTTCCGCCAATCTAAAGCTTTCATTCTCAATTTCTTCCATTAAGAAATCTTGGAAGCTCTTTTGCTCTTCCTCAGTAACTTCTTCTTCTTCAAAGCTGCTGTGCATAATATCTTCTACACTATCGCTCTTTTGCTTGCCAGCTTTTTCAATATAGCTTTCAATAAGTTCTCCAAGTCCAAGCTCGTCCCGCACAAGTCTATTTACATAATTTTGCATATCTTTAATCGTGAAATCTACTTTATCTTGCGGATATTCTATTGGATTATCTTTTTCTGGAATTATTCCGCCTTCACGTTCAACAAAAGCTACTAGCTCTCCAATAGAGTCAAGATCTCTTGTTTCCTCTTCTTTGTTTTGAGCTTCTGTAAATTTACCAGATTTGCGGAGAGAGTCAAAAGTAGCAGATAATTTTTGAAAACTAGAGAAATCATCTACATCCAGTGCACGATCCATCTTTAAAGATACTTTACAGATCTTTTTTAAGATGTCCTCTCTGTCCGCATTTAATTCATATTCACTAGCATATTTTTGATATTGCTCTTCAAGTTTAACCCATTCTGAAGGTCTATAGTTAATCCCCCATTTTACCATTAGATATTTAATATCTTCTTCAGTAAGTTCGTCTGAAATTTTACCTTCATCTATCCCTAAGTCTGGAATGAATTGCGGACGATCGTTTTGCGGAGCCAGTGACTCTTCCTCTATTGGTTCATCTTCTTCAACTTCAGGTTCTTCTTCTAAATCATCTAATTTTTCTTCTTCTGTTTTTTCCAATTCTTGAGTTTCTTTAATATTATCTAAGTCCTCTTGGCTAAAAACAAATTCACTATCAGCAATATCTTCTACACTAGTTTGACCTTCCACAGAAATTTCTCTAGGGGTTGGTTCTTGAGCTGAAGAAGGCTGTCCCGCAATATTAGATAAAGTTTGATACATAGCAAAACTTATTTCGCCATTATCATATTTCTCTTTTAATTCTTTTTCTCTAGCTTCATCTACTGGAGGCTTTACTTCATAGTAGTATTCCTTATTTAATTTATCACTGTCCGCAAAAGAGAAATTACAATACTGAGCCATATTCATTCCTCTAATATATTTACCAATAACAGAGCCTGGTCCAAACTTTTGCGGATCTTTTAAATATGTCTTATTCGTCTGCTCAATCCACAAATGCTCAATATAAGGAACATCAAACATTTCAAGAATCCACAAGAATGTTTCTGGCTTTCTATTGTCTATATACATTGTTAAACAGCTTTTGCAAAGAGAGCAGCGTTCTCCAGTTTTCATCTTGAAGAACTCTGTCTCTCTCTTTGACCTGCCGCATTTTGAGCAGATTAAATTTCCACCTGGCATAATACTCCTTTTATTTCTTCCTGCGACACTCTTTGCAAATGCTATAATAGTGATCTTTAGAAGTGTTTCTAGAAAAGAAAAGAGGATGTGCTAGCTTAGTCTCGCCGCATCTGCCGCATGTTTTCCATTCGCCATACTCTTCATTGGTGTAATACCAAATAAGCCAATTCTTTTGAGCTTGCTCGGCTAATAGTCTAGGAATTTTCTTTCTCCAAAGTGTAGAAAAATATTGTTCATTGTGTTGAACTCCATAATTTGCTTCCATTAATCTCTGAATCTCTTCATTAGTTTTTCCATCAATTTTCCAGATTAAGAGATCATAAAGAATGGGTTCATTTTCTAGCGCTTCATCTACTAAATTTTCTAAATCCAATAGTAGAAAACGCATATCTGAATAAAAGTCATCCCAACTTTCTTCCTTTAGTTGAGAATAATAACAAAGTAAGAAAGAAACATGCTCAGGCTTGAATAAAGTAATAACTCCATCAGACTTTGGCATTTGGTTTTCATCTAAAACAATATTTTCACTTAAATCCATATGAGCCATTGTTTTAATTTGATTAGAAGATTTTCCTCTAGTAGGAACCCCTTTAGCGGATGCCCGCATAATATAGACCTGCTGCCAAGTTTCAATAATTTGTTTCTTGAGAGAATACTTAGCAAGTCCTTGTGCTTTTTCAAACTGCTTTTGGAGAGTCTTGATTAATTCTAGACTTTCTTTAATTTGCGGATTTTCGTCTATTTCTTCTTGAGAAATCTTTTCTCTTCTATCCATGATTTGATTCTTGTCATTGGAAATCATGGCATAAAGACCATCTTCTCCATTTTCTAGATTAGAAACTATTTCTTCAAAAGAAACTTGTCGTTTATTGATTGTTACTTCTCTGTTCTTTGTAACGATAGGATGTTCTTTTTTATGCTCTTTCTTTGTTTGATCCTTATCTGTTACAAAAAGAATATAGTCACTCATATAGGAAAGATATTGCGGAGAAATGTCTCCTTTGGTTTCTTCTACTATTTTATTAACGTATTCAATTCTATCTTCTGGAGTTTTTAAACTATAATCAAATCTCAAGTAAGTCTCCTTTTCTATAGCTTTAACTTACTCAATCATTATAGCATTTGCAGTATCGTTTGTCAATAGTCTTTCTAAAAATTTTTTAAAAAAGACCAATATTTTTTACACTGCTTTGACCAAAATTAGTCCATAAAATATTTTCTTTACAAAGAAAATAATATATTATATAATATAGGTATAGAAGAAAGGAAATAAAATGGGTTTTGGAACTAACTTTTGTAGAAATATGTCCAAGAGAAGTTTTCAGTATGCTGTAAGAAGCACTTATCCACTTTTTGAAAAAGAAAAGCCTAAGAAAGCTCCAAAAAGAGTTGAACCTCCAAGAGACAAAAATGGAAAGGTTTATTGCGGCCAAGCGATTTGTAAATTTAAGGGTAAAAGCTATGCGATTGTGAACTGTAGCGGAAAAATGGTAGAATTTACCGATGGAACTCGTCACAGGATTAGCAGCGTAGAGTTCTCGTACTAGAAAAAGGGTAAAAATGACTTTGGAGGGGAAATTGCTCAGGGCAAAAGTTTCCCGAGGTAAACATTCTAACAGTCCTCTAACCACCCCCCCCCATTTGTCAAGCACCCATCGGTGAACGGTCGTTTTAATCGGTGAGTGGTAAGTGTGGAGACTTTATGGAGAACGCCCAACGCCGCGAGTTTTTACCTTGATCGGGTGTAAGATAATTGTATCGAAAGACAAGACGAAACCACGGAGAGTGATTATTATGTTTATTCCTAATTTGTTTCTTGAAATGCGCGACCTATGCCGCACATGCTCCGAGGACGGACGTATTAGTGAATATCAAAACTTTGATCTTATGGCTGATGCTACGGTTATCGCCCGCATGGAAAAAGGGGAACGCCTGTATTGGTTCGCTTACAAAAACGGTACTCATTTTAATAACTACCTCCAAACATTAGAACGAGTACAGAAGTTTTACACTGATCCAGCGTTTAAGAGTGCATTCACGCCTATTTACGTTATTGATCGCATTTCAGACGATAATTACAAATTCTATCCACTATCAGACCTAGACAACTAACCAGCCTACACAAGACAGGAGGGCACGCAATGAACGCCACGCAAGTCTACGAAGCAGCCGAGGCGATGATCCAACAAGGGGGAGCCGAACTAATACTTGATGAAGTATTGCGAGCATTACCAACAGACCAGCTAGAGGAAATACTACGTTTCATCGCTACTAATTGGGATTATGACGTACCCGAACTATTCGAGGACGAGGACGAGGACGAGGAGGGCAAATCATGTATGTAGTTTATTTCACTGGTGAGTATGATCTAGACGAGAACGGCGGCGTGATTCCCTTGATCAAGTCCTACAAGAACGAAGAAGCTGCATTTGCAGCAGCTCAAGAATGGGAACGAAACACGGGCTACATAGCCAACATAGAACAAATAGAATAGTAACAAGGTCGGGCAAGTGCTCGGCCTTTTTGTTGTAGCTAAAGTTAACCATGGCTAAAAGCGCAGGTCAGAGCCGTGTATGGCTAGAAAATTATACACCCTCGCGTAGGGTGCTGTCAATACTTTTTTGCAAACTTTTTCTATTTATTTTTCTTATCCTTTATCCCGCAATCTATTTAAAAAAACTATTAGACAGACTTCAGGAATCCTGGTGCCGCGTATCGCCTGCGCGTTGTGCGAATGACCCAGGGTCGTGACTATGTTGGTTTGTCTATTTCATTTCTCTCACCTCCTTACATTTACTATTATAGCCATTTGCCCGCAAATAGCAAGAGAAAAATCAATAGGTTTTATCAATAGTTTTAACTATTTACTTTTGGGTTGTATTCCTGTACTATTGCTTATGTAAGGTAAACGACCAGACGAAAGGGAAAGACAATGATGGAATTTGTAAAACTGATCGGAACGCTTATTGGTGTCGCTATCAGGTATTTCTTATTCTTTTTTATGGGTTGGTTAGTTTTAGTACAAATGTTTCATGTGTTTTAAGAATGGAGGGCGAAACATGCGGGAAAACACTTGTACCTGGTTTATTCTTGTAGTAATATTCTTTCTGTTAGGTTTATCGACTATTTCACTTTTAGGGGTTTAACATGGACGCAATTTATTTTGATATGGACGGAACAATAGCAGACCTTTACAGCGTGAATAATTGGTGTTACAAAATCACGCACAACGATGCAACCCCCTACAAGCAAGCTAAACCACTTGTAAATGTTGCACAACTGCAAAAGATCATCCAATCGTTTAAAGCATTAGGAATAACGGTAGGTGTTATTTCATGGGGCGCAAAAGGAGCAAGCGCGCAATTCACCCGTGAAGTAAAGAAGCTTAAAAAGGAGTGGTGCATTTCCCTGGGGTTAGAATTTGATGAATTCCATGTGGTAAAATATGGAGTGCCAAAATATCGCGTTGCAAAAATTAAAAATTCTATTCTAGTAGACGATTCCCAAGAGGTAAGGGAAAAGTGGCAAGGGGAAACTATTGACGCTAGCCAACCTCGTTACCTTTTATCTATCTTGCGGGACTTGCTAGAAGATTTGATCGACTAGGAGGGGTTTATTTGTTCTCTTTCGTGTGTTGTGTCTTGCTTTCTATGAACCCCTCCTAATGGGTTAAAATCTTAAGAAAAAGGAGTGATGGCCTATCAGTATTTCACAAGCTAAAATTTATTTATTTACTTGTGACCTGTACAAAATTGTAAACGATCCATTATTCACTATGTTAGTAAACCAGATTCTAACCTAAAAATTTTTATTTACACTAGCTATTTATTCTGTTATAATTACTAATAGAGAAAACAACACAACAGAAAGAGGAAAAAATGTTCTATTATGTTTGTACCTGGATCCTGTTTTTAATCGTTGCTTTTATCAACTTTGTTTATTTCTACACAATGTTTTGCGATTGGGATTGTGTTGAAATAACCACTAGAAACGGACGTATTAGAAGAGCTACATTTTATGAATTTTTATTTTTTGAGGGGAGGGCAAGAGGAATTTTAAAAATAATAATAAGTTTGTGTTTAATTCTTGCCCTCCTAACTCTAGCTCTTGGACTAGCAAAGTAAAACAAAAAGCCTAGGTTTATTTCCTAGGCTTTCTTTTTGTTTCAGGCTCTTATTGACTTTTAATTAAGGGTTGCACCAAATGGCACCTTAGAACGGCTCTCATTCGCTCTCACGCATGTTTCGCTTTTTGTCAACCCCTTGCAAAAAGCACCAATGTTAACCCAGGTTAACTCGCTGAGATCCCGTCTCATGCGGTCTGAGGGGCATTCTGAGCGGTCGAACATTTGTTCTATTTTCGTTCACAAAAAACACACAACTATTAAACCGCGTAACCCCTGTCAACAACTTTTTTCAAAAAACTTAAAAAAAATATTTTTTTCCTGATTCCTAAAAGTCAAGTATTTTTACAAAAATGTTACTAAACTGTTACCAAAATTCCAGAAAATTTCCATTTATTGAAAAAAACTATCTATTTTTACTCATTTTTGTAATTTTGACCATTGAAAAACGCTAAAACATGCAAAAAACTACACAAAAATACATTTTTGACCATCACCCGCACAACTTTGGCCGCAATTCAAGTCTTTTTTCTATAATTTTTTCCTATCTTTTGGAAAATTTAACCATTTGACAAAAAAATTATTTATGCTTACCCCTTTACAAAAAATATTTTTATGCTTCAAAAAAAGTTCTTGCTTTCTGCTTGTGTAGTGCTATTCTTATTTGTGTAAGTCAAACCACACACGAAAGGACACAACAAAATGAGCCGACCATTCCTGGTAGTAGACACGGAGGGTGTAGACGCGTTTAACCACAACGACGGAAAAGCACACGGAGAAAGCGCCCTATTTTATGACTTTGGCGCGATTGTAGCAGATCGTGAGGGGCGTGTCTATGAACGTTTTTCATTTGCAAATAGTGACGTTATCACTAACAAAAAACTTATGAGCAGCGCCTACTATGCTGATAAACTACCGCAATACTTTGCAGGCATTGGTACAGAATGGCAATTAGCCGACACGTTGACAATTTGGGAAACAGTGCAAAGCGTATGTAAAGAATATGGAATCCGTGACGTTTGGGCGTTCAATGCTCGCTATGACCAGCAGAGTACTAATTTTACTATTGCGCAAAAATCAAACGGTTTTAGGCGCTACTTTTTACCATACAAAACGGGGTGGCGCGATATATGGGATTATTCAGGATCAACGATTTGCAACACAAAAAAGTATGTTAACTGGTGCTACAAAAATGAATTCGTCACCGAATCAGGCAACCCGCGAACTAACGCGGACACGGTAGGAAAGTATATTTTACAAGATTTGGAGTTCAACGAACAGCACACCGCATTATCTGATTGTGAGATTGAATTAAAAATCTTATTAGCGGCTTTTAAGCGCAACAAAAAAGCGCGCCATTCTAAGGGGCAAGGATGGCGCGACGCGGCGAAGATCGCGAAAGAATTGGGCTACAAATAATTTTCTAGGGCGGGATATTTTCCCGCCTTATTTTTTTATTCTCCAATAGTGAGAAAATGATCACAAAACAACCTATTAAAACTTACTAAAATAGCCCTGTAAGACGTTCTAAGCCCGTTTAAGGCTATGTTTTATATTTTAGCGAATAGTTATTCATCCCTAGGAAAATAAGGCTTTAGAACGTCTTAAAAAAAGTTCAAAAATTTTGAAAAAGTTGTTGACAACAACCACAAACAGGCGTAGTATTTATGTTGTCAAGAGGGAATACAAACCAACTTGACCGGCAAACCAAATAAAAAAGTTAAGAACTTAAAAAAAGTTCTTAACACTTTAGGAAATAAGGTGTAAAATTAAATTAAAGAAAAGCCAAGAGAAAGGAAAAAATTATGGCTACCATGAATTCTATCACCAACCGCGCCGCGCTCCATATGGCTATCAAGGCACTTGAAGAACTGGGTTGTGAGAATGAAAACTTGCTGAAAAAGCTTGATACAATGGCAAAAGCAGCCGACAAGCGCGCGGAAAACGCAAAAAAGTCACCACGAGCAAAGAGCAAAGATCAAATTCAGCGTGAAGAACGCGCAAAAGAAGCCGCGCAAAAAATGAAAACCCACGGCGCGCCTGTTACTACCGACTGGTTGATTGAAAACGTTTCAGGGTTGATCACCTCCGACAAGGCCGCGGGTTGTATGCGAACCGCTGTAAACCTGGGAATTGTTGAAAAGGTCGGCTACGAAAAGGTAAGTGGTAAACCACGCGTAACCTATCAGGCAATTTAAAAAAATAAAATTTTTTAGGGGACTTAAACAGTCCCCTTTTTTTATGCCTTATTTTATCTAGTCTGTTTAATTGGTTTATTTTCAATTCTAAGGCTATTCTAAGCCATTTTAAGGGTAGGTTTTTGTTTTCAATGAATAGTTATTCACCCTAGAAAAAACAGGGGCTTAAAATGGCTTAAAAAAGTTCTTGCGTTGGTGGGTGTTTCGTGTTACTATAGTTATGCGGGGCAAGGCTACCGTGGGCAATATCCGCGCTTGCAACTCGAACAGGTTCACGAGGAAACTAGGCTGCATGTGAAGATTTTGTGAAGATTGCGGAAAATGCTTGACAAATGCGAGCTATAGTGCTACATGCAGAGAACGAGCCGTGTTTGGCCGCAAAATCTGGTGTGGCGCCTATACGCCAAATTTTCATCGAACGGGGCTTCCTCTCAGGGAGGTGTGGATCCCCATATCCCGCAACCTAATCTATACGCTTTAGATCCATAGAACTGAGTTTGTGTGTATACAAAAAAAGATCCCAGAGCTACCACCTTCTGGGATCAGAGAAAGGAAGTATACCGTCAGCATCTGTGGCTGTTGCCGCATATACAAAAGAACTATGATGCTGAGGTTCTTCGAATTATTTATTTACGCTTCTTGGATAAAGTAAGTTCGTATGTATCTTCTCCAATAGTGAAAGAGATGATACGTTCTGGATTTACGACCGTAGGACATTCTATTTCTAAATTATACGATTGCGGCACATCGACAAGACTATCTAACAGAAAAGCTATCATAGCTCGTTTGATAGGATCTTCTTTCCTCTTGGGAGCTTTACGTTTAGAGTGTCCAACTGATTGAGGCCTATTCTTCTTAGCCTTCTCAGTCATTTCACTAACAAACTCATTCTCCGCATATCCTTCATCAAACAAATAAAGATCAATAGCTTCTTTGTTGGACAGTCCCAGTGTTCTCTTCTGAGTTGCAATATATTCGTCAGGAATTTCGATTGTCTTTTCCGCACCCTTATGTTTAAATGTGTACTTCATGGTAGGTAGCTTCTCTTTCTCTTGGATAATGAGGAAGCGTGGTCAGCCACTTCCTCTCTCTGTAACCCCTGACCGAGCGCTAAGTTTATTAGGATTTCTTAGCTCTCCTTTTCTTTCGTCTTAGCTTAGGATACCAAGACGTAGGTATTAGGATCCTTAGCCTTTTCTCCAGGCACAATCTCGACCGCACCTTCGTTAATCAAGAAACGCATCGCCGCATTTACCTTCTGCCAAGAAACATCCAGAGCTTCTGCTGCCACCTTAAGAGTGATAGGCTCTTCACCTTCATAGTCAGCCATCCAAGTTGCAACACCATGCGCAAACTCTTCAGCAGCCTTGTTCACAGTCTTCTTGCGGGGAGCAGAGAGCTGTTCAATGTACTTGTTGCACATTTCTACTACTTCTTCGTCCTCGAACATTACGTCAGCGATTCGTGCAAAGAGTTCCTTACGAGTAGCCATTTTCATTTCCTTTCTCTATTGGAAAGAGCTTTTCCCTTTCCTTTGATACTTATATTATATCAGGCTTTTATTTCTTTGTCAAGAAGGATTTTCAGGAACCTAAGAGCTATGTTTCTTATTTCCTTTCCTTTTGACATATTTATTATATCATATAAGATATATATTTGACAAGTACTATTTTCACCTACTTACTCTAAAGAAGGAGGCTTCTCTTCCAAGAGATAAGGTTGAAAATGAGATTTCAAAATGAGAATGAAAATGAAAAATGCGGGACATGGATTTTCAAAATGAAAATTTTGTCTGTTCCTTTTTTGAAAATGAAAATTCAATATTCATTGCGTTGAAAATGAAAATTCTACTTGACATAGCCATTTTTGAAAGTGAAAATAGGATATGTTCCTTTGACAGCAGAAAATTAAGAAAGTGCATACTCAAAGTCTTGAAGAGAATGCGGAAAGTGAAAAGTTGGTTTTTGTAAATTTTAGTTGACGGGGTATGAATAGTGAGCGTAACCAATTACCATTGGAATACTCATTTCTTGTTCCTCTCACTGATAAATCTACGATTGGCAGCTCTACATATGCCTATACAATATCTAATATATGAAGGAATCGATCTCTTTGCTCTTTCTGCGTCTTGCTTTAAAAGATCATACTGCTCTTCTGTAAATGTAACCTGTACATACTTAGTTTTCTTCGACATACGCAGAGATCCTCCCTTTATACTTTTATATGCAAAGAGTCTATATCTAAAACGCTAAGACAAATATTAATTACCAACCCAAGAATCAGTAATAAATTAACAACAACATAATGCCAGTGATAACCTGTCAACATAGAACAATACAGCTCTAGTCCAAAGAACATAGTTACACCAACCAAGCAAAACACCCTAACAATAGTCAACCATTTAAAATACTTAACCATGTCAGTAGGATAAAAAATTTCTTTAAACATAAATCTCCACATATCCTGCTGCTACTACTTCGCTAGTAAACAATTCGTTACTATCAAACAATGATTGCAAAACATCATCTAAAGCAATAATAAAGTCAATATCTCCAGAAATCTCTATACCCAAAATATAAGCTAGTTCTGAAGTGTGCGGCACAAGGATACCCGCATCCCGCAAATCTTCCATGATATATAAAACTTCATCTGGGTCTAACTCCAAGTTAGAATAATACTTTGGGTACATATAATTCCTTTCTCCATCTGATATAAACTATTATATCAAAAAAATCTAAAGTGTCAACTAATTTTTTCACTAAAGTGAAAAAATTATAGGAGGAGAAACGCGAAGTGTTTCTGCTCCTTAAAAGATAAAATCTTCTTCATACCCAGATAAAGAAACTTCCTTCTCTTCTGGTAAAGCCTTTAACTCTTCTTTAACACTACCCCATACATGAACAATCTTATCAACGCCCTCCCCTTCATCTGCAGATGGTACGCTCTTAGATTCTACATACTTCTCTTGGATCTGTTTAGTCTGTTCTTCAATAATTAGATTCACAGGAACATAATCACAAATATTCAGTAACCTATAATATAAAACATTTCCATGAACAGTTTGCTTTTCAATTGCAGCATAACAGATCATCCTGTTAAGCACTAACTGTCCTAAACATTTACGTATGTTAGCTCGATTATCTCCATTGGTAGGATTTAATCCAACAGCTTCACACAATTGACTAATAGTGAAGTCAAACCCCTCTGTCTTTCTTACTTGCGTCCAATAGGTATACTGTCTATATAGATAGAAATATAACTTAATTACATTATCATTAAAACAAGTATAAAGATCCTTCACCATACGATGTGATAGTGTAGATATTACATACTGTCCATCTTGCCTATTATTGTAAATAACAATATCTCCATTTTCTTGCTGTTCAATAATTTGCGGGAACTTCTTAATCATTTCATCAATACTAGACTTAACAGTTCTACGATCCATCTTAAGAATCTTTCCAATCTTAGTATAATTAACTTGGCTTTTGGTAAAGACTCTCTTATCCTCTTCTGGATAATAAACTGAATTATCCATCATATTAAGAAAACACCTAACCTTAACTTTTTTATTAGCTAAAAAGTTGTAATCTACAGGTACAAAGATCTTTTTGTCCAAACTTTCCATAAACTTGTCTCCTTTTATGAAGATATAAACAATTAATAATTACTGTACAAAAATATTGATTTATAGGTTTTTGTACAATTTATTTACTGTACAAAATTCTATAGCCTATAGGTTTTTGTACAATTTTTAAAACTTAACAAAGTGTGCTCTGTTATACTCTGTTATATTATATGTTATATTTGTTATATTATGTTATATTAGTACGATACCTTTTTGTACGATTCTTTATAGGTTTTTGTACGATTTGTTATAGGTTTTTGTACACACCCTTATAGCTTTTTGTACGATTTCTTATAGATTTTTGTATAGCTAAAATTGTACATTTTTCTATAAGCTTATAGGTTTTTGTACAGTAAAAATTTTCTTTTTTTAATTTATTATACTATAAAAATTTTTACTGTCAAGTGTTCTTTAGACACCTCTTCCCGCAATTAACTCTTACTCTTGGATGTTCTATGCTCGCACTCATTTTATTCGTGCTCACTATTCGTTGCTCTTACAGAGCAACTCATATCTATCCAATAGAAGATAAAAAAAAGAAGGAGCTTTAACTCCTTCTAAGAAAGCAACATATTTAACAAAAACTCATGCGGGAAAAAGTTTATCATATATAAATTATATAAGCCAGATGAAAGAAGCACTAAACCAAAGGCCGCAAGAATAATAGCTGTCAGCAATCTTCCAAAATAATAGTCTAAAATAATATCGAAAGAAGAAAGATAATGTTTAGAAAGCTTCTTATACCTTCCTACTTCAGCAAAAACATACAGACCAATAATAAAACTTATAATCAATAGCACTCCAGCTATACCCAACAAAACATAAGTCTGTTGTTTATACATCTCAAGCAATTGCGGCGCTTGAGTCTCAATTGTTCTAAGCATATCTAAAGTAACATCTACATCCATTCTATCCTCTTCTCTCAAACCAAAGAATTAAAACATGCGGCAAATGCTAATGAATTTTAATTATCCAATAAGTGAAAACATTGCTTCCTTTACATAATTTAAGCGCAAAGAGTATTTCCTTTATATAATTTAAATCCCTAACTTCTGAATAATTTCGTCAAACTGTTCGCTAATACGTTTAATATACATCTCTTTCAGAGTATTCTTAAGTTCACCATAAATCTCTTTATAGAGATCTTCCATCAATCGATCTACGTCATGTAAGATTAAACAAAAATCACGATCTTGAATCTCTTCTTTGCACTCTTGGATAATAAAATCAGTAAGTTCATTCTTGATCTTCGCTTGATTTTCTTCACCCAACATCTCAACTAAAGCGTTTACAGATTTCATATTATATCTTCCTTTCCCTTAACCACTTAAAAGCTTATCTTATTAATCTTTATGCCACTTAAAGCCATACAAATCATAAAGTGGAGTCCAATGAGCTTCATAGAAGTCATATCCCGCACCATTAATGCCAAGACACCAGAAATCTTCATACTCATTCTCAATAATGGTGAAACCAATATCCATCAACTCATGACGATGTTCATTCATCCAATTATAAGAAATCCAGGTAGAAGGATCCCAAACCCATCCCCACATAGGGAAATCAGCAAACTCTGTATAATCTACAGTGTAATCCTGCTTTTCATCATTCCATTCTTCAACCTGCTTACAGATTGTCCAGTTTTCATAATTAACATTCATACTATCTGTAATAAGCCACGAAGGAATGCGATTAAAGGAATCAATTAAAGCGTGTACAGCTTCTTCTTTAGTCTTATACATCATTTCTTTTTCCTTTCTCTCGATATATATATTATAACATATAAAAAATTTTTTCACAAGAAAAAGTTTCTTACACTGCCTTTAGGAGATATAAAATACACTTGACACATGCGGAAAATGGATATATAATATAAGAAAAGAGAAAGGAGAATAATATGTCCAACTTTCCACATTACAGTAATGGAGATAGAATGGAAGAAGAAGATTTATTCTTATATGGGGATAAACTCGCTATCTTAGACAATATCACGTTTGATCCACAGCGAAGCCGTTATAAAATCGGTTGCCGCATAGGTAATGATTTAATCGAAGTTCCTTTTGATCTCTTGGAAAATAGTAATATTGAGCTTGTAAAGATAGAAGGGGACAAACCAAAAGAAGATAATAGTCCAAAAGAAGATGCGAAATATATCGCAACATTCTATTTTGACAATAAAGAAACTTATTCTGTAGTGATTAGTCAAGATATTGTGAAATTCATTGCCACAGAAGGATTCTCTAAACAGACTATCAGCTCTCAAGATCTGATGTTTATTTTATCTCCTGAAGATAATACTAGCGTTGGAATCAACCTTGACAAAATAACTCATTTTGAAATAGAGGAAAGGCTTTAAATAAAATGAATGACATTTATATCACAGGAGACACTCATGGATTTAATATCGAGAGATTCTCCTTTAGTCAACATCCTGAATTGCGGGAGTTGGATGAAACAGATGTAATGGTTCAACTAGGAGATACTGCTCTTTGCTGGCCTTATAACTCTCATAAACAAAATCAATATGAACTTGACTGGCTTAGCGAACAAAAATATACGTTCTTGTTTATTAGAGGCAATCACGACAATGTTGATTGGTGGGAGTCTTGTCCTAGCACAGAAGGTAATAAAAGTGTTAGTCTTTTAGCAGGAGATTTGCGGCAAGCTCGTGCTGGAGGTAAGGTTTATGACAATATCTTTTTAGTAACATCTGCGGCCTTTCTTGAGATATGCGGAGAAACGTGCTTATGTATTGGTGGAGCTGAATCTACTGACGCAACATATACGGCTTACCCGCATGAAAAGGATATGATTAATTTCTTAAAGAAAGAAAGACTTGTACATAGGGTTCAAGGACTGAGTTGGTGGGCAAATGAAGGAATAAATATCAGCCACCTACAATCACTTTTAGCCTATTGGAAAAGAGGATTGGAGAATAAACAAGTAGATTTTATTTTTTCTCACCAATCACCAGCTATCTTTTGTAATACTATTTGGGCAGCTCTTCGCAGTGACAGAAGATTTCCATTCTATGAACAGAGTTTTTTAGATGCAATATATTACGAATTCCCGCAAGCAAGTTGGCTTCATGGACATCAGCACCTAGACTTGAGCGAACCTTATGGAGATAATAATAACATCTGTTGTGTTTTTGAAAGCATAATTAAGATTAGTGAATAAAAATATATATTGACAATACATTCTTTCTCTGATAAAATAAGACATATAAAGAAAGGATGAATATGAAGAACACTCTGTTAGTAATGATGGCTCCACCAGCTGTTGGGAAATCAACTATAGCTAAACAGTTTGCGGATTGTCATGAAGATACTATGATTGTGTCTCGTGATGCTATTCGTTTTGCTTTACTTAAGCCTGGCGATGAATATTTTAAATATGAAAAAGAGGTAACTCGTCGCTTCTATGAACAAATTACTGAAGCTTTAAAGATTCATAAATATGTAATTGCGGATGCTACACACATTACTGTAGGCTCTCGCCGCAAGCTTTTCCACAATATCTCTGTGCCAAAAGACACAAGAATTGTAGGACTGTGGATTGAGACACCTTTACCAGTAGCCCTTAAGCAAAATAAAGCTCGTACAGGACTAGCTCGCGTTCCAGAAGATGTCATTCGTAGGATGTATAAGAGTAAGGTATCTCCTCGTGAATGGGAGCCTTTCGATGAAGTTTTATTTATCTCTCGTGATGTTGATATGGCTATTGGAAAGAATTCTATTAATATTACTAATGTGCTAGATAAGTTAAAAGAGCTTTAACCACAATAGAATAAGAACAATAAAAATCTCCTTTACAAAGGAGATTTTTTACTATATAATATAAATATAGAGAGAAAGGAAGTAAACTATGAAAACCATGGCCTTTTTAAATAATAAAGCTTTTGAGATCTTTAACAGTGAAGAGCTTGCGGCAATTGAGCATTGGTTTAATTATACTCAAGAACGTAAAGATTTGGCTGTTCGCTTCCATGATGAAGATAATTTTGATAATACCTATGAGAAGCTTAGTAAGGACTATTGGAATCAGCTTAACGGTGCACGTAAGTGTCTTGAGTCTATTGGAGTAAAGATTGCTTTTGACTGGGCAGGACATCGAGGTAAGTGGTTTTTCCCAACAGAAGAAGATGTAGAGATGCAAATGGATTGGGAAATACAGTGTACTGATTATGCGGACTAACCTATACTATTAAAGGAGCTTTCAATGAGCATATATAACGATTATGAAAAAGAGATCTATGATGCAACCTATGATTTCTTAGATAATTATGATTATATCCAAGAGTGGGCAAGTGATTATAAAGAAATAATTGCAGAGGATAATCCTGATTATACGCTAGAAGATTATGTGCTTTGGGATATTACTTCAGATGATATTTATGATCTTGAGGGGGTAGCCACAGGAAATGATGATGGAGCTTATTATCCCTATACTTCTGATGCGGAAGAAAGAGTGTCTGCTGCTATCTGGGATAGAGATATTATAAAAGTTCTTGAGGATGGAGATCTTTTTGACGCATTCTTTGATTATATTAAACAAGGACGTGCGGACAGTGCTGATATTGTAATTCGCATTGCGATTTTCTGGGAACTAGAGGGAGAAATTCGTAAGATGATTGCAGATAAGATGAAACAATATCTTTAATCTTAAATTAGAGTGATAAGATTTTTCTTGTCACTCTTATTTTTTTATGATATAATATTTATATCAAGAGAAAGGAAATAAATGGCTACTGAAAAAGCATATCGCCCTACCACACTTGACGATTTGTCTGGTCAGGAAAAAGCTAAAAAGATGCTGAACATTTATATTAAAGCTGCTAAAATGAAGAATGAAACTTTGAGTCATATTCTTATTAGCGGCCAGACAGGATGCGGGAAGACTACAACTGCTAATATCATTGCTAATGAGATGGGTCAAACTGCTAAAGTATACTCTGGCCCAGCTATTAAAACTGTTCAGGATATGACAGATATTCTTTGTAGTATCCAAGAGAATGAAATCATATTTATAGATGAGTGTCACGCGTTAAAGTCTAAGGTTCAGGAACAGTTATATTTTGCAATGGAGCAGTTTGTTGTAGATGTAAATTTAGATGGGCAGTCTGTTCGTCAGCCTTTGCCGCATTTTACTTTAATTGGTGCTACAACTTCTCTTGGAGGACTTGAACTGCCTTGCCGCAATCGTTTTCCAATTCAAATTGAGTTGGAACCATACGATGCTAAGAGTATGACCAATATTGTAAAGACTGCTTTCAAGGCTAAAAATGTAGAGATTGATAATAAGTGTGCGGAAATTATTGGTAATGCTTCTCGATCTACTCCACGTATTGCTAATAACTATGTACGTTGTATTTATGACTTTGCTCTTGTCTTGAATGATGGTAAAATTACAGAGGAAGTTGTTTATAATTCTTTTGATGTAATGGGTATTAATAAATATGGCTTGAATCAAATGGATATGAAGTATCTTCAGTATCTTAAGGATGCTCGTAAGGCTGTAGGTGTTGAGACTCTTGCTACTGCTCTTGGAACTGATAAGAAGTCTTTAGAAGAAGTAGTAGAACCATATTTGATTCAGTGCGGATTGATTATTAAGGGCACTCGTGGTCGTTCTATCAACCAAAAGGGTGCTAATATCGTAGCAGAATTTGAATAGAGAGGAAGTAACAATGGCTAAGAAAATTACTGCGGCAAATCTTATTGCTCTCTATGGTGATATGAAGGTTGAAAAGAATGTTACCTTCTGCTTTATGGATCCATACGCTGAAGATATAAAAGATGAATTTGTAGACAAGCCAGCTACTGCACATAACGTTGCAAAGTATGCGGACCTTCCTGTGAGTGAATTTTATTTTGACGAGGGGAAATTAATTATTATGATTAGAAAGGATGCTAAATAATGTTTTACGACAATAAGGTGACACTTGTGGGGTTTCTTCAGTCTCTCTGTTATACTCGCCCAGAAGAACATGTAGAAATAGAACTTCATAGTTATGTTGGAACAGAAGAAAGTTTTAAGCCTGTTCCATGTGATGTCTGTACGGTTTCTAGGTATGCAAACTACCCTATAAGCAATATTGCTATTGAAGATGATAATACTTTTTCAGTAATGGTGGAAGTAGATGCTAACTAATCCAGAGCAAGTGCAAGAAATGGATCCTAAAACCCAAGAGTTCATTCAAGATATAGTAGATATGTTTGAGAATAATCATTTAGAAGATTATGAACTTACGATTATCCCGCACACTGCTAAATCTTTTAGACTACTTGCGGCAAAAGGATCTAATAATTATACAGAAGATTTTACTGCGGCAAATTGCAAAGGGCCAAGTGGAACTTTTAAATTAGCCAGTCTAATTAATTATATTTATTTATGTAATATGTAGCTGTCAATTTACTTTGACAGCTTTTTTCTTTTTTGGTATAATATATTTATAGAGAAAGGAGAAAATGAAATGAGTGCTGCCAATGATAAATTCGTAAAATATCTCCACGTAGAACGTTTAGATAATCCTAATGTAGAAGGCATCTTGTTAGGCACTTGTCGGATAGAGCCGAAGGTTGATGGTTCTAATGCAAGCGTGTGGATGCGCGATGGAGAAATTTGTTGTGGTTCCCGCAATCGTGAACTTAGTGAAGAAAAAGATAACGCATCCTTTTACTCTTGGATGTTATCTGATAATGAAGAACCTAAATTTATTTATGATTTACTAAATGACCATCCAGACCTCCGCCTATATGGAGAGTGGACTGGACTGACTTCTTTTGTAGGCTCTATTAAAGACTATAACCCAGAAGCTAAGGCACATTTTTATATCTTCGATGTAGTTAATCTTGATGAAGAGTTTATCCCCAAAGAAATTTGGGAGCCTGTTTTAATTGATTATAAGTTAGAGCCATGGATTATTCCTACCTTAGCTACAATTGAGAATCCATCTATTGAAGATATTGAGAAGATTGCTAACGAGAATATATATCTTCTTGACAATGCAAACCATGCTGGCGAAGGTGTTGTTATCAAGAATGAAGATTATAAGAACTATAAGGGTGAATATGCTATAGCTAAATTTGTACTTGATGAATATAAGCAAAACAAAAAACGTTTTAAGGCTGGCCACATTCCAGGAAATATTGAACAAGAAATTGTTGAGCGTTGGGTAACTAATGCTGAACTTTCCAAAAGTGTAAATAAAGTACTAACTCTTATGAACAAACAAGAGTTTGATAACACTAATGGACAAATGGTTGGTCGTTTTATTGGTATGTGTTGGAACGATCTTATTGAATGTGCGGGAGAATGGGTAAAGAAGATGAAGAATCCTGTGGTTGATTTCGCTGCACTTAAAAGTCTTTGTCAAACGAAAGCCCGCAAATATATTGGATTGTAAATAATTATTGACAAATATTTAACTATGTATTATAATTATAATATATAGAAAAGGAGATAAAATGTTGACTTTGATTGACTTGATTCAGGAAGATTCAGAATATAATAATTTTCAGGTATATACCATTGAGGAAGATGGTGATTACTTCTGGATGGGGAAAGCAGAAATTGTAGTCCAGGACTGTCCTTTAGCAGAAGTTATTGGCGTAAACGATGATACTGGCGAGCTAGATGTTAGGTTGTAATTATGAGTTATTTAGTATATGGTAAGCGAACTGAACGTTGGTATAACGAGGATGATCATAGTTGGAATGAGCCTGATAAACAATTTATGCCATTAAATATGAAAGGCATTCGTACTCGCAAACAAGATCTAAAAGATTGTTTTGCAACAAAAGAAGATGCCCAAGAGTGGATTGACTCTCATTCGTTCCGTGATGGAGTAAAATTGGAGATTCGTCGTGGTTAAAGCAGTTTTTAGCGGAGATACCTACCTATTCACCAATCAATATACTGCTACTTCTACAACATTAGAAAACGGTAAAGAATATGATATTGAATGGCAATACGATGGGCCGCAAGTCTTAGTAAATGGACATAAGATACAACATCCTCTTGGAACTATATGGGTTAAAGTAAATGGATGTGATATTCCATTTGCTCCAGAGTGTTTTCAAAGACAGTGGAAAATTATTAACTAGATACTATAAAAGCCTGCACAAAGCAGGCTTTTATTTTATAACTTTACCTCTTTTGCCAAGTTTTGTTCCAATAGGTTTAGAATAAATGTCTTGTAAAAAAGATATAATTTCTTTATAGATACTTCGTTCAGAGTTTTTATTTTTGTTTAGGTGAAGAAATGGGACGACCTCTTCTTGATAATGAATAAATTTGACCTTTTCTTCTTCTGTTACTTTGCGAGTACATCCTTGAAGGCTATCTTCTGAAATCCAGGTTCCTTGCGGACAGAGGGTACACTTATCATTTTCACAATCTTTACATCTTAAAGTAATAAAGCATAAATCGTCCACTCTTCTACACCTCCTTTTAATATATTATATAATTAAATATAATTTTTGTCAAAAGAAAATTCTTCTTTACATAGATAAAGAAATATTATATAATATATATAAAGAGAAAGGACTTTAGGATATGTACAATGAGAAGTCTGAGTTGATTAATTTCGTTAAACATCGTTTTAAAGGAATCGGAAATTTTTATGATAATCTTTGGGACTATGATTCCGACAGTGAAGAACTTACTGATAGAACGTGTTATGAAAACTATCAAGAGATTGCGGATTTTGTAGGGGCTGAAGATTATAAAAATGGAGCTTCTAAATTAGTATTGTTCTTTAATGAATTTCCGCAATATATAATTAAGATTCCTTTGTTTGGATGTGCAGAAGTTGATTATGATGATTATTTAGATGAAGATGTCACTGTTAGTCCAGATAACTTAGATTATATAGAATATGGGAAAAATTATTGTGAAGAAGAAGCTTATATCTATAAAAAAGCTAAAGCAAAAGGGATAGAAGAGTTTTTTGCTAAAACAGAATTTTTAACAACTATTGAAGGAATTGATATTTATTATTCTAAAAAAGTTGTAAGAGCTTCTAAATATGAACTTCAGAGAGAAAAGTTGGATGAAGCAAAGTCTTTGAGAGACTGCTATGAGGTAGACTTAGCTTCTTCATATATTGCTCAAATGCTTGTTTATGCTTCAGTAGATAAAATTAAAGTTTTATTATCTTTTATTTGTGAACATTCTATATGGGATTTGATAGGCGATAACGTGTTTATTGATAAAGATGGGCATGTGCAATTAGTAGACTATAGTTCTTTCGACGAATAGAGAAAGGAAATAAAATGGCACATTTAATAGCTCCAGAAATTGCAATTCCTTTTGCAAAAGATGAATTTATGACTATGATTTCTGACCTTGAGATAGAATTTAAAAGTGACTACTTTATCTTTGCCCGCAACATTTCAGGTGGACGTATTTATTCAGAGAACTTTTCTGTAGAACAGATCCAAGAGTACATGGATAAGTATGCAGCAGTTGTAAAATACTTTGGCGGTGGGGAGATTATTCTTTATCGCTCTTTTGGAGAAGATTGTGAAGTAGTAAAAAGAAAGAAGATTTATTAAAAATTTTCTTGACAAATAAAAAATTTTTAGTATAATATAAATATAGTCAGTGATGGTAGACGAGTTACTTCAGAGATGTTAAACCGTGTGTCGCAGGTTCGAGTCCTGTCTATTGCGAAGTTGCAATAGTAGCTCAGTTGGTAGAGCAGCAGTAGTATTTTAAGTCTTGTCTAAAAGTTTCCTGGCTAAGGTGTGATTTTTCCACGAAAGGATTTATATGTCAAAGTTTAATAATAAGATCCATTATGAGCGTGCATCTTCTTATGAAGGTGGAAAGAACTATAAAAAGAATCCTGTAGAAGATTTAATGAATTTTATGTTATCTTCTTATCTTGAGAATCGTTATTATGAGTCTGCAGAAGAGCAGATGTCTCGTTTCTTAGGCTTATTAGAAGAAGTTAAAGATAAGCTTTCCTATGAATGGATTGCAAAGCTTTCTTTCTTTGCGCGAAATGAACTTGGAATGAAAAGCGTTTCTCATTTGACTGCTGCATGGCTAAATTCTAAAACCTTTGAAAACAAAAGAGCCTATTATAGAAATATAATGAAAATTCCATCAGACATTGCTGAAGTGTTTGCGGCAATTGATAAGTTAGATGGTAAGCGATCTCACGCGTTAGTTCGTGGGGCAGGAGATTATTTATCTACTCTTGGAGAGTATCAACTTGGTAAATATAAGATGAATCGTAAGACATATAACATGTACGATTTAATCAATATTACTCATGCTCACTCTGCGGCGATTGACAAGTTTAAGGCTGGGGCTTTAGCAGTTCCTGAAACCTGGGAAACTAAAATTAGTGCGTCCAAGAGTGAAGAAGAAAAAGCTAAGAATTGGCGAGAAATGGTTGAGCAAGACAAGCTCGGTTATCTTGCTTTGATTCGCAATCTCCGCAATATTCTAAAGTCTGACGTAGATATGGAATGGGTTAATACTCATCTTATTCCTAAGCTAACAGATGAGGTACGAATCAAGAAGTCTTTAGTTTTCCCATATCAGATTTATTGTGCGTGGAAGAATAAGGGTATTACCAATTATGCTCTTGATGCGGCTATAGAGCATGCGTTCCGTTTATCGTGCGGGAATATGCCTAAGCTAGAAGGAAAGAATCTAGTTGTCCTTGACGTATCTGGTTCTATGGATGCTCGATTTTCTGCAAATAGTAGCTTAACCATTAAAGAAGTAGGCGCAGTATATGGAGCAGCGCTTCTTGTAAGTAACCATGCTGACTTTGTTCGATTTGGCAACCATGCTAAAGTGTCTACTTATAATCCTTTAGATAGTATTTTTGAGATTATTTCAGATATGCAAAAGAATTATGACTGCGGATATGGTACTGATATTAGCTCTGTTTTTGATGCTATTAAAGATCAGACTTATGACCGCATTTTCTTAATCAGTGACATGCAGGTTATGGATCCTGAGACTTATTACTATAGTACATGGGGAGTAAATAAAGATTCAGTTGCATCTTTTAAAGAGTATAAGGCTTCTTCTGGGGCAGATCCTATTCTTTATTCCTTTGACTTGGGCAACTATCATACCCAAATTGAGAACCCAAACAATCCTAAGATCCATCTTCTTACAAGTCTCTCAGATAGTTTCTTTCAGATGATTGAGTATATTGAAGATGGTGGAAAATTAGTAGATTATATCGACAACAATTACAACTACTGTTAATCCTTTATGAAAGTAAAAGCTCTACCTTTAATGGTAGGGCTTTTTGTATATTTACATTGACACAGTTCTTTCTTTATAGTATAATAATTATATTAAGAGAAAGGAAGATATATGTCTTATATAGATGACTTGCGAGCAAATGAGTATGTGCGTGAAAAGGATTTAGGAGATGGTGTTTCTTCCTTCAACTTTACTCGCCAGGCTTTCTTTAAGGGTATTTGGGACGATCAAACGATTCATGCACGCGGCTTATTTACAAAGAATGGAGAAGTCTATGCTCGTTCTTATGATAAATTCTTTGCAGTTATAGATCCTATCAATGATCCGCACATTGTAGAATATAAAGAAGAACATGTTGTTCTTTTAAATGTTATGAAGAATGATTTTAATTGTATAACTTTTTGGGATTTTACCAATGAAGAGCTATCAAAGAAATGCGGCATTCCTTGTAAGTCATTAGATTATATTTGTGAAGATGAACAAACATTTTTGGATTGGTATAAGACTGCACTTGAAGAAAAAGATATAGAAGGATATGTGTGTGAAGATTCCAATTGCTATATGTTCAAAGTTAAGAATGACTGGTACAAATATTGGAAGCGTATGCGTTCAGTGGTTCAAGCTATTGCATCAGAGCGTCATTCTCCTGAAGCGATCAAACAACGTTATCGTTTAACCAAAGATGATGAAAGTTTGTTTAACTTTATGCTTGAATATGTACCTGTATATATCGACAGGAATTTAAAAGTTCCTGATATTATCACTGTGCGGAACGCATATTATAATCACAATAGTGGTTTATAAAGATTTTCTTGACAGATACCCCTTCTCTATGATATAATTATATTATAGAGAAGGGAACAAAAATAAATTATTTTATTGTGAGGAAGAACCAATGTTAGACTTTGCTTTTGAGCCTTGGATTGTAGGAGATACTTCAACTCTTGGTTTAGTAGAAGAGATCCAAGAGCAAAAAGTTAATGCAGCGATTGATTGGATTGAAAAGAATCTTACAGAACCTATTCCTATAAGCCAAATGGATATGGTAATGGAAGATTTTAATATCCATTATAACGAATTGCCGCATTGGTTAGCTGTAAAATTTGACAAGTTTGAAGTGTATTAATTAGTTTAAAAGGTCAGGTGTAATTGATACAGATCTTACACTTGACCTTTATCATATTAAAAATATAGGAGAATAGAAAGGAGAGTGACATTGCTAAAGTTAGCTATTCCATTTATTCTTAATAATGAGTTAAATGATCAAGTTGCAGAATTCAATATTACTTTTGATAAAAATAAAAATAGTGTAGAAAAACTTTTAGATTTTATTGATAAGTATAAAGACCATAGAATTAATATTTCTTTTGCAGGTAGTTTTCCAATAGGAGTTATTAGTGCTGTTCATAAAGTTTCTAATAACACGTATATTAGATTAACTACAGAACATTTTCCTTATTGTGAACAGTTAAAAGAAGAAGAGTATAGATTCTTTTTTGATTCTTCTTACCCAGCATATAATCTAGCAACTTTAGACTGTTTGATTGAGGTAGGGGTAACTGACATCTATCCTTCTGATGATCTACTCTATAATCTAAAAGAGACAAAAGTATATTGTGATTCTCATAATGTTGGGATGCGATTAGTTCTAAACTCTATTCCCGCAACTACTTTTGACAGAGGTACAAATTATAAATCCCAAATCTATCGTCCGCAAGATAGAAAATTTTTAGATGAATATTTTACAGTATATGAATTTGCTTGCGGCCGTCCATATGATTGGGCTAAGTTTGATGTGCTTTATCGTGCGTGGTTTGTGCGAGAAGGATGGAATGGAGATTTATCAGAGATCAATGACGATTTAGAACTTCCATTCCCAAATCTCCAAGTGCTATTGGATTTAACTATGGAGAAAGCTAAATGCGGACGCAGATGTAACCAACGAGATAACGCTATTTGTAACAAATGTTCTTCATATATAACTTTAGCTCAAGATTTAGTTGACAAAGGGGTATATTTAAGGGAGAATAAACAACGAAAACCAAGAATAGGTCAGAATTAGATTAAAAAAAAGTTTGCTTTTTTATATATATAGAAGTTACCGCTTTCTAAGTTATGCAAAAAGGGCATTTCTTTACCGACAAAGCTTTATTTTATAAAGCGTACTAAGGAGGAAATAAACTTGGATACAGAAAAGAAAGCTAAGTTAGGAATTTGTTTTGGCTTTATTTTGATGGTTGTTTTAACCATTATCTGTTTTGTTTTTATAAGCAATGATACAGCGAATGCTAAAGAAACAGAGGATAGTCCTTTTACACCTGTAGAAACTTTGCAGGTTGACTATACCAAAGAACCAGGTTATGTAATAGATGGTTATAGTGACTTGAAAACCTGTTGGGAAGATCTCCTAGAGACTAGAGCAAATTCAGCAAATGAATTACAAGATAAAATTGATGCGGCTAATGGATTATCTGAAGATCAGTTAAACCAGTTAAACGAATTGAAGACCAAACTAGAAGGAGCTGCAAATTTCAGGGCGATTGAAAAGTATAAAGCAGAAGCTGATGAAATTTTAAGTGCGGCAAAACCAGTTGTTCCTGAAAAGGCTACTACTTCTAATTCTGAATCTGGGGCTAACACTGGTGGTAGTGCAAGTCTCTATGATGGAAATAGTTTTAAGTCTCAAGGTGTAGTTTATTGGAATGGTATTAGATATACATGGTATTCAAGCAATGTATTATATCATTATCGTACACCTGAGTGGACTGTAGACAGCAATGGTTTTTATGTAACTAGCGATGGTTTATTTGTAGTTGCATCAAGCGATTATCCGCAAGGTACTATTGTGGACACTCCATTTGGTCACAAAGGAATTGTTTTAGACTCTGGTTGTGCTAGTGGCACTATTGATATGTATACAAAGTTTTAAACAATAGTTGACAGATTGTGGTAACTATTAATAGAATATATATTTAAATAAATATAAAAAAAAGAAATGCTTAAAGGGATACAAAAATGTATCCCTTTTTTATTGACAAAGGACATTGCGATATGTTATAATTATGAGAAAGGAAAAGAACTACCTATGAATGTTAAAGAAAAGATTAAAAGTTTTAAAGAGAGAGTAAAACTTAGAAAGCATAGGAAAACTTATTCCTTTATTGTCGCAGGTATTATTGTAGTTGTTTGTTTTTGTTGGTGGTTGTTCGGCACCAATACAGGATGGATCGCTAGAACTAGTTGGGATAAAACTTTTGACACACACTCTATACATACCGTAACTGTTTATGACAGTGTTGGTGAACCAGTAAGAGTTTATAAAGGTACTTACAACATAGAAGATCGTGGAAAGTATTGGATTATTATGAATGTTAATACTAGCGAACGTATTAACGTATATGGAAACAGTATGATTATTATTGACGAAGGTGATAAGGGAGAACATATCCCAGCTAAAATAGGAGAAGAAGGAGAATAATAAATGGCACGTTTTACAGAGCCTTTTAGCTTTTCTATTGGATTAGACGCTCGCTTTGATGGAAAAGAGTGGGAAGTAGAAGCTAACTATTGGGATTCTTCAGAGCTTGAAGGGTTCGGCGAATCTGCTTCAGAATCTTTTTCAGAAGCTTTAGAGCAGTCTATGTTAAACACAGTAGGTTCTATTCAAGGAAATGTTTTAGAAAATGCTTTAAAGAATGTTGAAGAAGCTGAGAAAGAGCAACAGCAAGTCTTCCCATTAAATGAAGAAGTAAAGGAATTACGTTCTGAACTTCAAGAAATTAAAGAACAAAATGCTCGTCTAGAACATCGCATTTCAGAACTTATTGCTCAGCAACTTGCGGAGAAAGCTGATGTAAAAAATATTCCTATTGAAGAAGAAAAAAATAAGACTGTAGATTTAGAAGAGCTTAATCATCTTCTTAAGACAATACTTTTTTATTAAAGAATTCTTATTGACATAAACTGTTTTTTAATATATAATATAAATATAATATGAAATAGAGAAAGGAGATAGAATGCCAGTAGGCGTATCGAGTAATACTCATATTGTATTAAATGATAACACTTTTCTTTACAATAAAGATTCTGTAGAAGACTATCTTGTTTCTCTAGGCTTTGATTTAGATTCTTTAATTCAAGTTTTGGCTGGAGATATTGAAGAAGAGTGTAATAATTATAAAGATACAGTAGACTATACAGAGCTTAAAGCTGATAACTACTATTGTGCGGCAAGAGATTTAGCTCAAGGGATAGACGACCTTTGTGATGATTTCCGCAAAAAGTATAAAAGTCAAGCTATTATGAAAGTTTTAGACACTATTCAGAAGTTTGTTTACGAGAATAGGGTTGACTAAATAAAAATTCTTGACAATATAAAATTTTTATTATACAATTATATACGTCAATGAGAAAAAACTTATTATATCTAATTGAAAATTCTTTTTGACAAATAAAAAAATAAATGATATAATAAGTATATAAGAGGTAAGGGAAAATAATGACCCACCTAGTATCCATGAAATTTCAAAAAGGAACTAGGTAAGCAAGTTACTTATAGTTCAGGGGATCGCCCTGCCGTTAGCTAACACGCTTGCGAACTGAATGCCCGATCAGTCAAAACATTATTTCATTTAGGGAGAGTGACTTAACCACTAAATAACCCAAAGAGAAGTGCAGGTTACTGGTAAACCGACAGGATGAAAACCTTAAAAGAATCTTTTCTTCTGCAGGGTTCAAGTCCCTGCCTGCTGGTCGAAAGACTAGCGGTGTCTGTGGGAGCGGAGAGGAGAATTCTGGTGGGCTGCGCATACCTTAAATCACGCAGAAGTTATATCTTGAATGAAGAATATGTCTACGAATGATCCTATACTTGCCATATTCTTCCTCCAGGATCTATGTTTTGGATAGGTAAAGATTCGCCGCAGTTCCTACCTAGGTAAGCAAGTGGAACTGGGATTTATTTTGCCAGCATAGTTCAATTGATAGAACGCGGCACTTGTAATGCCGATGTTTGGGGATTCAAGTTCCTCTGCTGGCTCCATTGTAAAAAGCGAGTAAGCTACTTGTTGGAGTAGCTACCACAAGGAAAAGTGAATACTCGCCACCTGCCTATCTGTTTATTAGATAGCGAGTAGAAAGCGAGTATCGTATGAGTTATATTTATGTCATCACTAATGATGTTAACGGTAAGCAATATGTGGGCAAAACAGATTTTTCTATAGAGAAAAGATTCCAAGAACACTGTTATGATAAAGATAGAAGAAGATGTGAAAAACGTCCGTTGTATGATGCAATGAATAAATATGGCATAGAGCATTTTCATACTGAGCAACTTGAAGAATGTTCTATAGAGGATTCTAACAATAGAGAAATTTACTGGATTGAAAAATTAAATACCTATCATAATGGATATAATGCTACGTTAGGCGGAGAAAGTAAAAGATATTATAATTATAGAGAAATCGCTGCTAAGTATTTAGAATTGAAAAATCAAAAAGAAACAGCTGAATACTTTGACTGTGATATTCTTACAGTACGAAAAGCTTGTAAGAATTATAACATTGAAACTTTACCGTCATGTAAAGTTTCTCAACAAAAACTAGGAAGGAAAATACGCTGTTTAGATAAAAATAATAATATAGTTAAAAACTTTTCTTCTATTAAAGACGCAGCTAGATGGTGTGTAGAGGAAGGATTCTCTAATGAAACAAATCCTAAGCCACAAGGAACTGCACAAAAAATATCGTTAGCTGCGAGAGGCAAAAGAAAAACTGCTTTTAAGCATAAATGGCAATTTATTTGATAATAATCCCCTCGTGGAGGAACGCAGACTCCCCAGTCTTAGAAACTGGTGCCTGTAATGGGCGTGCGGAATCGGTAGCCGCCGAGGGGACCAAATGCTCGCGTAGCCCATTAAAGAGGTGGTTTGGTCTGTAAAACCAAAGTCTATGACCCGCCAGGAGCGTTACCTGGAGCGAGCACCATTAAAAATTTCTTCTTGACAACTTATCTCAAATATACTATAATAAATAAATAGCGTGATTGTAAGATGGCTTACTTCAATGGTGAAAAATAGTCTTGAAAACTATAAAGATTGGTTCAATTCCAATATAATCGCTGTCTTTTTACTTCCGCTATTTTTATAATGGCTTGTAGTGTAACAGGAGCACAAGAGATTTTGGTTCTCTTAGTCAAGATTCGAATTCTTGCAAGCCAGCCAGATCCCTCCAGGACTAGGATCCAGCCAGCTCTCATAAGGCAGGAAAGCTTGGAGCGTAACCAAGTGGAGGAACCAATATATTGCGGCGGGGAGGGAAAGTGACCTCACCAGTCTCATAAGCTGGAAAAATGCTGGAGCGTTACCAGCCGCTCGCGACCATTAAAAGGAGTTAATATGACTTATTATATTGTTGTAGTAAATCGAATTGGTTATCCTAATGGTAAGATTCTTAATTCTGAAGAATTTACTTTTAATTCTTACGAAGAAGCAAAATCTTTCCAAAAGGAGCACAATGTAGAAACTCCTTATTTTACTATTAGTTGTAAAATCTATACTTATGTAGAAGGACATAAAGTTCTTCTTTTGTAAAAAACTTTCTTGACCAAAAACAGAATCTATTATATAAATAACAAAACAAATCAAAGATAAATATATCTTTTGATTATATACTGTTAGATCGTTGTACAACATATAAATCTAACTAGGATGGCAAAGCGGCACTTGATAAAACCTCGTTAAAAACCAGGGCGTGCCGCACTAAAAACTATAGACGTGATAGATAAAGAGTTACTTCGTCACTATATCTTTTATAAGGCTTGACACGCCTCGAACTCTTTATAGAATTTCCGTCTTTTAGCTAGGAGAAATCCTGGCTTTTATTTTTTTGCTCTTCTGATAATAGATCAGAAGGAGGTGGTTATATGGCAACTCTCCAAGCACTAGTTTTAACTTGTTGTTTATTGTCTGGTACTCCAAGTATCCCAGTTGAAGTTGCAGAACCATTAGAAATAGAAAGCTTTTATGAAACTTTCCCAGAAGAATTAAGACCATATTTGACAGAAGAGCAAGAAGTCTATCTCCAAGAGAACTATGTAGAAACAGAAGAAGCTAGTCAAGAATTAGATGAAATTACTTCTAGCTGTAATACACAGAAAATCTTAGAAGAAGAAAGAATAGCTTTAGAGCAAAGACAAGCTGCGGAAGAAGCTAGACTCCAAGAGATAGATAGTAATGTATCATCAGTTGTTTCATCTACTGGCAGCCCTGGCGTTGGATATTGCGCAAAATGGGTAAGCATGGTTTATCAAAATGCGGGATATGGCTATATAGGTGGCAACGCAGATGATATGTACTATAACTATTGCGATAGTTCTGATCGCAATGAATTAAGAAATGGAATGTTAGTTGCTGTTCCCTCTTGGAATGGGAGTGCAAGAAGTTATGAATATGGGCATATTGGTATATACATTGATGGAATGGTGTGGCACAATATTGGTCCAATTCAACAAACACCATTAGATGAATGGATAGCAACGTATGGTCAAATAGAAGAAGTCCGTTGGGGATTTCCGATTTAGTCACAAGCCGTTGAGGATGAATATCCTTGACGGCTTTTTCTTTTTATATTATAATATTTATATAAAGAGAAAGGAGCTTACGTTGAAGTTTACAGGTAAAGAGTTTAAAGCATTAATGCAACATTGCAAAGAAGGAATGGGCGTTTTTGAATATCCTATTTTAATGGATGATCGTTTGTTCTTTACTGACAGTTATTTTGCAATATCCGCAAGTGCTCCTTTTAGTGAATCTGATATTTCAACTTCTACTAAGAGTAATAGCGTTCTTGTGTTATGTTTTGATGTTAAGATTAAGGTACTTGTTAAAGATGAAATTCTTATTGATACTTCTGGAATTTATCTTAATAATGAAAAGATTGGTAGTTGGGAAAGTATGGAGGTTAGTGCTAGACCTCAACTAACCACTCTTTTTGAAGAAGTTCAATCTATGGCAGGAAAACTTAATGAGGATGAATCAAGCTTTTATTTTGCTTATCACGCTCTTTCAGATTTTTGTTTAAAAAATATCTCAGATACAGCGAATGCTTTCAAATGCAGCGTTAGGTTAATCCCCTGCTGTAAGGAAAAAGACAATGGAAAGTTTACTGGGCCAGTGCTTTATTGTGAATATCGGACTAGCTCTAGCGATCCTATTTGCGGGACATATGCACCACTTCGTTTTAAGGAGAATCTAAATGACTAAACGAGGAATGTTATATACAAACTCTCCAAGGCTTGCCGCAAATATGTTCTACTGGCATAGGTTCATTAACTATTGGACTGAATTCCAGGAGGATTATAAAGAAGAAGGTATCATTGCAACTTGGGATGATTATAACTTAATTCATGAATGGATTGTAGAATATATTTGTGAAGGCAGAGATCCTCAATCCTATATAGTTGAAATTGAAGAATCAGACCTTTCAGAACTTTCAGATTTTTGTAAGGCTAAAATTAAGGGTTATCAAAAAGCTTTGGGGTATTTGCCAGGAGAACTATCTTATCTTAAATATACAATACAAATGATTGATAAGGTATATGAATATACTACAGTTGATTTTAAAAAAGGAAAAATGAATGCGGGAGAATTAGATTGGAATTGCCGTTTCTTCTACCAAGCTTTTTAAAAAAATACTTTGACATATTTTCTTTTATCTGATATAATATAAATATAAAGAGAAAGGAAAGAACAATGGGTGCTGATATTACACTTTTCGTTGAGCATAAAAATGAAAAAACTGGAGAATGGAAATGTGTCAATCTTTATTCTAAGAACTATGAAACTGGAGAACTTGAAATGGTTCAGCCTTGGAATGGACGAAACTATATTTTGTTTGATAAGTTGAATTTAGATAATAACTGGGGAGAACGTCTTGTTGAAGGCGAGAGAGATCTTCCTGAAGATCTTTCTTCAGAAGTTTGGGAAAAGTATCAAAGCATGAAAGATTGGTGCTATGGAGCTTCTTGTTTTGATCTCTATGAGTTAATGCTGATTAATGAAACTGATCGAGTAAAAGTAGTGTATGAAGATGAATGGCAGCCAAACGAAGAAGAGGGCGAGACTTGGGAAGATTGTCCAAAGGCTAATATTTTTGAGAAGACTGGATTTTTAAAAGAGATCATTCACTGTTTAGAGATGCAGGGCATTTATCCAACAGAAAAGTTTGGAGAAAATCGCGTTATTTTTTGGTTTGACAGGTAGGAGAAAAAATGTCTGAAGAATTTGATCACTTCTTAGGTTTTGGAATTGTCATTACTAAACAATATCTAAAGCGTTCTCCTTATTTAGAAGAATATTTGAAAGAAAAATTCTTTAAAAAGAATAATCTCGTAGAACTAGAAGATGACACTGTTTTTCTAGGAACTGTATTAAATGTAAAAGAAGATACATTTTTAGAGGATATGCAAAAAGCAGAAAAGGAGTTGCCGCAACTATACGATAATATTTTCTGTGAAGATTTGCCAAAGAAATTTAAAGGAAAGATGATTGCGGAACAAGGTTGGATGTGGAAGTAAAATGAGTCATTTTGTTGTTGGCGTAATTCGTGATTTGAAAACTGATCAAACTGTAGACGAACTTCTTGAACCTTATATGGAAAACTGTGCAGGAACTCCTGACTATAAATACATGGAGTTTTACGATGTTGAAGAAAAGTGCCGTTTAAACTATGAAACTGACACCATAAATATGTTACGTTCTCCTGATGATAAAATTGTATTTTCTTGGAGTAAAGAGGTTCCTAAGACAGAGGCAGGAGATGAAGTTCCTGAAGGTTGGGTAAAAATAAAGATGCCAGCAAAGGTTATGTATCCAACTTTTGAGGATTACATTGAAAATTTTTGTGGGTACGAAAAAGATCCTGTTGAAGATAGATATGGCTATTGGCAGAATCCAAATGCTAAGTGGGATTGGTGGGTAATCGGTGGCCGCTGGGATGGTTACTTTGATGGAACCAATGTTATTAATGTGCGGGACTACGACACCTCTATTGATATTGAAGTCTACAATACTCGATATAAAGAATGGAAAGAGTGGGAAGACGGCAAAGAGTTTTCTTTCGATGAAAACTATGATTTTGCATTTTATAAGCCTGAGTATCTAAAAAGTCTTTATAAGAATGCAGAAACTTATGCTCGTTTCAAGGCTACTCCATGGATGCGTGCAATTGTTACTCCTGATGGTGAGTGGCATGAAGTCGGTGAAATGGGCTGGTGGGGATGTTCTGATGAAACTGGTGATGATATGCTTGATTGGGTAGACCATTTTGCTGAGCGATTCATTCTTCCCTATTCCAATGGAGACTATAAAATCACCGCAGTAGATTGTCATATCTAGAAAATTTCCTTGACTTCTTTTTCTTGATATGATATAATAAATATGTCAAAAGGAAAGGAAATAAGAAACATAGCTCTTAGGTTCCTGAAAATCCTTCTTGACAAAGAAATAAAAGCCTGATATAATATAAGTATCAAAGGAAAGGGAAAAGCTCTTTCCAATAGAGAAAGGAAATGAA